TGATAGTTTGTACCATAGATAAAGTCTGTAGAGGCTATGATCAAATATAATTTTTGTTCACGTGCCAGTTGTTTCATAAATTCCATATACCTAACACTTTTATGTAATACAAATACACCTATACCCATTAACAGTAAGAGCTTCCATTGATCTTCTATATCATCTATCAACATGATGTACTCCACGTCCTCTTCGGTGATACATGGTTTGAATACTCTCTTGCGAACCTCCTCACTCGCATCGTGTAGGTTTAAATGCTCGTACATGTTAGGAACATATCGTTCTGGAAGAGATATTGTCATTATACATTTTTGTAATTCTTTAATGTCATTGCGGAGTTTTTTAACTTCTGGTGTGCCACGATGTATATCTGCTAGTTTTTTATCGTTTCCAGATTCTTGGTCTTTGGCTGTAAGATCTTCTAATGTTTTTTCTTTGATCGCAATTTTACTAGTTACTAGAGAATTAAATTGTATTTTTTTGTATATATTAGCAATGACTTCTTGTGGAATATTTGCACGCTGAAGACAAAACAATCCTATTTTCTCAACGTCATTTGCTAAGAATATAGTTGGTCCATCTGTTAGCGTCTGTGCATCACTTGTGGTGACAAGTATGTTAGAAGCATGTTTTCTATTTCGTCTAAGAAGACATTTATCACGAATTTCTGTCCAATGATCTGGATGAATATTTTTTAAAAGATTCAAATAATATTGTTTAACTGTATACATATCAATGCTTTCTACAGTACGAAATTGTTCGTCAATATTCAATCCATCATGTAAGATCGTTTGAGGATAGTCTTCGTGGATCGTCTCAATACATACACTACATGCATCCAAATCAATGTATCTGAGTAGGGTTGGGTGTTGTAAACAATATTCCGCACACGTTTTCACCTTAGCATAGTCTTCATACATGTAATGTGGTGCTTCTACGAAGCCCGCTTTGTTGATCAAGGGTATGGTTTTTTTACAATCATAACTAATAATAGAGGTGACTTCCGCATGTTCAAACTTTGACATGAAATCCCGAATAGTTGGCATCATGTCGTTCTCTTGTGGTAACGTGGCGGAAGACAATACAACGTTTGGAATGATATTGTCACGCCAATTGGTGTGAATGTATGTGTGGCATGGATGGTCTGTGTAATCCAAAGATATGGTTGGTTCATCCCAATACATAACCACTTGCTCGGGCGTATTAAAAGCACACATATAATGCATGGCTGGAATATAGGATTGAATATCGCAAATAATGATTTCAACACATTCTCCTACAGAGTTATCTACCTTTCGTATAGCACCACTACGCCAATCCTTTGTATAATCCTTTGCTGCATTATAATGTAACCGAATATCTTCTGCGTCATTACATCCAAAAGCAAACGCCACCTTGTTTCCCGCACTAATGGCATAATTTGCCAAAGCTAATCCAACGTGTCTTGCCGCACATACAAATATCACTTTAAAATGTTGTGCGAGACCAAGCGGTGTGAGTGTCTTTCCAGTACCTGTAGGAGCAATATATAACACCAGCTGTGGTTTATCTCCTGCGTATTTGAATTGTGTAAATATTTTTTTTTGATGATCATATAGTTGTTCATCTGCATATTTTAACAAGTAAGGGTTTTCTTCTATAATCTCTTTGGAGCGATACACTACCTGTCTCATATTACATTCTTGGACAAGCACTTTACAAATATAAATAAGTTTGGCATACAATATCTGATTACAGGTAACTACGTTATAGGTCAACAATCGTTTCATCGTGTACAGTCCAACTACCCATGAGGTGTCGCCTTTTTCTCTAGATTTCAAACACGTTCTGAGTACGTCTAATAATATAAATTCAAATAGTTTGTCTTTGGTTTGTTTTAATTGAGAATCGGTGTTTCCAAAACGAATACGGTCTACCGAACGAATATGATGCTTTCCTTCTGTTACAACTGTATACTCCAAAGGACGTTTTATAGAAATATCTAATATAGCATTGAATTCTGTTTGAATATAATGAGTAAATACATATGTTTCTATTTCAACCGAAGAAGGTACTTTTAATAATAGAAGAATAGTCAGTGTATTGTTTCTTTTTAATTGAACATTGGAGAATCCTTCTTTGATTAATTGAACGACTTGTAATTCACTTTTTGTGATAGGTTTTTCAATGCTGTTCCACTCATCACGGGTTAGTTTACGTTGGTACAGATCCATCAGGGATTAGTTGTATCAGGGATTAGTTGTATCAGGGATTAGTTGTATGTAAGTTATATATATTACATTTAATCATTTCAACTTTTTCATAAATACTTTCCGGTCCATATCATATAACTCAAGAATATACCGAAAAAATTCTTTGCAAACAGGTCTAATATATTGTATAAGGAATTCTTTAAATAATATGGTAGAACGGCAACTACACCGTATAGTGACCAAAACAAGAAAAAATACCAAAATAACGATGCCCCCTTTTCGCTATAATAATTCTCATATATCAAGTAATAAAACAAGAGGAAAGGTATAAATCCTATTACTACACCTGTCAGGACTGGTATTATTCTCATTTCTCCTAGATAACCAAAGACCAACATCATCCAATTCAATATTAGTACGGGTAGGATAACACCAGAATGTTGTTTGGCAAGTGTAAATAATTCTAGATCAGTGTTATCCTTTTCTTTCACGTCTATATATATTAAATACAATATCAACGTGACAAGCATCGTTGGTGTAGTAATGACCCAATCCATATATCTCTTAGGAGTAATGTTTGCTACTTTATTGAAATTATAGGCTAACCAATAATAAAATCCTCCTTCTATCGTTTGAACAATGACTTCTAACCACAAGAGTTGTCTCATCAACGAAAAATCGGATGGTACTTTTACAAAAAGTGTAGCTAATTCTATAACTCCTGTTATGATTTGAACCACAATAGATATCACCAATGTGATATAAAATAACTTTTTTGTGTTCATGTATATTAACTATAAAGACAAAAAATTGATATAGGAAATTATAGATATATAATGTCATACACATAACACTACAATGCCTATTCTAGCAACTATTCAAGGCAATATTGGTGGCGGTAAATCCACCTTAGTAGAATATTTACGTTCAAAGTACATTGAGAATGACAACCTTAAGATTTGCTTTTTACAAGAACCAGTAGACGAATGGAATACGATTAAGGATATGGATGGGACAACCATGTTGGAACTATTCTATAGCGACCAACCACAATATGCATTCGCATTTCAGATGATGGCGTATATATCACGCCTAGCGTTGCTTAAACGTACTATGAAGCAGGGATATGACATAATCATCTCTGAACGCAGCTTAGACACAGATAGACATATCTTTGCAAAGATGTTATACGACGATGGTAAAATAAAGGATGTAGAATATCAAATCTATTTAAAATGGTTTGACGAATTTAAAACACAATTTCCTGAAGAACAAGTTATTTATATTAAAACCAGCCCAGAAATCGCACATACACGTGTAGAAAAAAGATCACGCAAAGGAGAAACTATTCCAATAGAATATATGCATAAATGTCACGATTACCATGAGGAATGGATTAAAACCTTCGAACCTAAACATCTATGTATTATTGATGGGAACATTGACATAACGAAACAACCAGAGACATTTGAAATTTGGGAACGCCAAATTAATGACTTCCTAATGAATCAATAATTTATTGAAAATTTGTTTACCTTTAAATCTAAGAATATCCATTTCTTTTTTTGTGGTAGGAAAATTGTCTTCGCCATAAATATCTTGTAACAAAAGCCATTCAAATAATCCACCAGGATATACCAATACATTAGAAAATCCTAATTTTATTAATTGATTATATTTAACAACGATCATCTCATCACAAGCATTCATGCCGTACAAAACAATTCGTGTTTCCATATTTTTTCTAAGAACATTATTTAATATATCGGTTTCTTTGTCTGCTTGAACGGTGTGTAATATCAAACACTGCTGTTTGGTATGGTCAAGTGTATTTATTATAATTGAATCAGGAGTATTCAATATAGATTGCATGTCTTCAAAATTTATTTTTTTAATAGAAGAACTGTTATTTCCCATATGTAATTTACATAGTACAATATTTAAATTACAGATTTCTAATTAAATTTAACCACTATTCTAACTTCTTCCCGATGAATAGATTTGGTAGCCGACACAGACAATTCTTCACGTTTCTTTCTCGTTTTGGTAGAAGACACTACCTGTTTCACACGTTTGGATGTGCTATTTCTACTGTTCATATCTGTTTCTATGTCAGAATAGTGGGTTTTAATATATTCAATTACGTCATTTTCAAACGCCCATTTGAAAAAATTAAGTTGTCCGATGGTGGTTTGAATATAATGTTCATCCTTGTATGGAACACTGATCCGATCCCAACGACAAAACGGATCAAACCTTTTTTTAGAGTAGGCACGAAGTTTAAGTTTATAATCTACATATACTTTGAATCTAAGGTCATTTTTCGTGGAAAACGTTACATAATATTGTTTTGAGTAATTGGTAACAAACCAATCTACTATTCTAAGGGAAATACTGGATTGTCCGTTTATAATCGTTAGCATTTCGTGTAAATTATCCTCTTTGTTATAAAAATCCAATAAATTGGTCAATAACAGACTATTTTGTGTTTGATGTGCATTCATAATATAATTAATTTACAATAGGGAGTATGTTTTAAATACTAATTCGGGTTTTCTATATGTGAAGATTTTGGTCTAAGATATTGATCCTGTATAGTCAAGTCATTCATATAGTCGGCACCTGCGAGGAAAGGATTTTTAGAGGTTTGATGTACTAAATACCTATCGTTTAATTTTCCATTCATTGTATCTCTACGATTGCTATCTTGATCCATGTCTGTGATTTCCATTGCATTATTGTTAAAATGACCACTTTCCTGTAAAGCAAGATCATTTGGAGATACTTTAATTACACTTCTTTCTGCTGGTTCTCCTGATCGCCATACATAACTAGTCATTAATTATATACTAGTAAATAAATTACTTAGTTTGTCTTAATGATTTTCAAATTCTTAGATAAAAAAAATTTATCCTTGTCTATGTTTCTTCTTTTTAAATTACATTGTAAACAAGATATAACAGTATTTGATGCTGTATGACTTAACCGATTATCAATACGATCTAAAGTCCACTGTAATGGATCCCGTACAATACGGTACATTACTTTGACTGAAGTATGACAATAATGACATTGTAAGGAAGAACTTACTAGCTTGTCTATAATCTCTGAAAGGGTGATTAAGGTATCTGAATGATGTAGGTTTTTTCTAATGTCTTGGCTTTTATACCCTGTACGTTTTTGTTCTAATCCTTTTATACAGACTTTTTTATATACATCTTCTTGATCGGTTTCTAATCTCAACAACAAAGATAGGATGTATTCAGGATCCAATTCTTTTTCTAAAGCACCATGTTTTATTCTTTTGTCTTTGGTAAGTGTAACCCTGTCAATATTTTTCTTCCCTTCTATAATTGTTATTTTATGGTTCATACTTGTTAATAACAAAATATATATAAATACTAGTTGTGTGTAAATAGGTTAAAATTAACACTATATAATATATATACAATGTCGCAAGAGGACGGAGAAGGGTGTCAATATCTTAAAAATATTCAATATAAAACCATGTTGATGAACGGTAAAAATACCAATCTATCTAGTACAGGGGATACAGATACGGCTAACATTGATCGGTTGTTAGAAGAAGAGATGAAACAAAATAAAAATCTTTCGTGGCCAAGACTAGACCGCAGTGATAAAATTCTAAAACTACATGATTATGCCGAAAAATATTGCCAAAACAACACACATAATTGTACAGAAGTAAATGCATTAAAAGAATATTTGGTAGTATGTTTGGATCGCAATCGCCTAGAAAAAGTACGTGAAGTTAAATATAATAAAGAAACAGAAGAAATAGAGGCAATTCATTGTTTGTTATACAATAAAACACATAATCGGTTCACATTAAAAAGATGTGAAAAACAAAAATCAACTTTAACCTCACTAAATACAGGCAACCTTACAAGAAAATCCCGCAATACATAATAAATTGAAGTATTTTATATATTATATTTACAATACATAAAATATGGAAACACCTAAAGAAATGTTCCAAGAACAAGACAAATACGATATACTTGACATGATTGGAGAATTAATTGAACCCAACGTAAACGACACTATACTTGCATTTAGCAAGCCATCCTTTCATGATACATTATACACTACAGTATATGATCAATCGATAATCCTTCTGAAAAATATATTTACTGAAGAGGTTATACGTGATGAAATAGAAGAGTTGGTAGTAGAAGCATTAAAGACGTATTTTATGTATATTTGTCCAAAAAGATCATATCGTACTAAAACAGTAAAACATGATCCAAAGGTATGTTTTATTAAACAAACACTGGACTATTTATCCAGTATTCCGCAGCCAGCACAACGCACAGAAGAATGGTACACGTTTCGGCATAATTATTTAACTGCGAGTAGTATATGGAAAGCCTTCTCAACCGAAAGTAACCGAAATCAATTGATCTACTCTAAATGTATCCCTTTAGACACGACCAAATATTCTAAAATTAATTTAGAGTCTCCTATGCATTGGGGACAAAAATATGAAGACGTTTCATTACAATGGTATGAATTGAATTACAACACTAGGGTTAGCGATTTTGGATGTATACCACATAGAGATATACCTTTTGTTGCAGCATCACCTGACGGCATCAATACGGATCCTCATTCGGATAGGTATGGAAGAATGGTAGAAGTTAAAAATATAGTTAATCGGGACATTACCGGTATACCAAAAGAAGAATACTGGATCCAAATGCAAATACAACTGGAAGTATGTAATTTAACCGAATGTGATTTTTTAGAAACAAGATTCAAAGAATACGAGGACCAAGAAGCATTCATAGAAGATGGAAACCGTTATAATATTAGCGAAGATGGAAAACAAAAAGGTATTATGTCTTTGTTCTTAGACAAAGAAGGACAACCTATTTACGAATACGCTCCACTCCATCTAACCGAATCTGTATTTATAACATGGAACGAGGAAATTATGAATAAGCATGAAAACTGGTTAAAACATATATATTGGAAATTAGATGAAGTCAGTGTAGTATTGGTAGTTAAAAATAAAAAATGGTTGGAAGCAGCTAAACCAATTTTAAAAGATATATGGGACATCATTGTGAAAGAGAAAAAAGAAGGGTATGACCACCGATCACCCAAAAAAAGGCAACGTATTAAATCCAAGCCGGAAGTTATGGATCAGAAATGTTTAATTACGATTGATACCAATTAATTTATTGTCATAATATATCATTTTTTTATATTACAAGGTAATGATTTAAATGTTAACACCTATATAGTTCAATGAATGAAGACCAATTGAAAGTCACAAAGCGTAATGGGGTTACTCAAGAAATGTCCTTTGACAAAATTTTAGCAAGGGTTAAAAAATTAAGTGTAAATATTGAACCTAAACTTCAAATCGGATACGCACAATTGGTCATGAAAATTATAGATCAGTTGGTACCAGATATTAAAACAACCACCATTGACGAATTGGTGGCTGCTCAATGTGCGTCAATGAGTACACAAAAACAAGACTATGGACATCTAGCATCTAGAATAGTTGTTTCCAATCACCATAAAAACACGAGTGAATGTTTTTTAACAACTATGCGTATTCTTCATGGTTTTAAAGATGGTAATGGACATGCGTCTCCCTTGATAAGCGAAGAACTAATCTCCATTGTGGAGGAGAACCATGTTTATTTACAATCTGTTTTAGATTATGATCGTGACTATCTGATTGATTATTTTGGTTTTAAAACACTGGAACGTGCATACATGATTAAAGTAAACAACCAAGTGGTGGAAAGACCACAACATATGTGGTTGCGTGTAGCGTTAGGTATTCATCACAAAGATCTGGATAAAGTAGTAGAAACCTATACGCTAATGTCTCAAAAATATTTTATTCATGCAACACCTACACTTTTTAACGCAGGAACCCGTAGACCACAATTAAGTTCGTGTTATCTTGTGGCAATGGAAGAAGATAACATTGACGGTATTTTTAATACGTTAAAAGAATGTGCACAAATAAGCAAATGGGCAGGAGGTATTGGACTACATGTTCATAATATTAGAGCAACGGGCAGTTATATTCGTGGTACGAATGGTTTATCCAACGGGTTGACCCCCTTGTTACAAGTATATAATGCTACGGCACGGTTTGTAGACCAAGGTGGTAAACGTAATGGCAGTTTTGCCATTTATCTGGAGCCATGGCATGGTGATATCGTGGAATGGCTTGATCTTAAAAAAAATCACGGCGATGAAGCGATGAGAGCACGGGATTTGTTTTATGGCTTGTGGGTGCCCGATGCGTTTATGGAAGCAGTAAAGCATAATTTAGACTGGTATTTAATGTGTCCAGATGTGTGCAAAGGATTATCCGATTGTTATGGGGAAGGGTTCATTCTAAAATACAATCAATACATTCATGAAGGAAAATATCTGAAAAAGATGAAGGCACGTGATTTGTGGTTTAAAATTTTGGACAGTCAAATGGAAACGGGGACACCTTATTTGTGTTACAAAGATGCTGCGAATTCAAAGAGCAATCAGCAAAATTTAGGTGTCATTAAATCTTCAAATCTTTGTACAGAAATTATTGAATATAGTGACAAAGATCAAACCGCTGTATGTAATCTCGCAAGTATTGGGTTGCCTATGTTCATCAAAGAGAATAGAGAATTTGATTATGAAAAACTACACGAGGTGACCAAAGTAGTGACCTATAATTTAAACAAGGTCATTGATATAAACTATTATCCTACTGAAAAAACGAAACGGAGTAATCTATTACACCGACCTATCGGAATTGGAGTACAAGGGTTGGCCGACGTATTTGCTATATTGAAACTGCCGTTTTGTAGTATTGAAGCAAAATCATTGAATAAAATGATATTTGAAACCATATATCATGCTGCAATGGAAACCTCTTTGGAGATGTCCATTGCTCGTTCAGAAGACATGCATAACTTGCTACGTTTGTGCGAAAAATCAAATATATTCAATAATTCGTCACCATGTATCATGGATGTGTCTAGGAGTTATATGGAGTTAGATAAAGAGGCAACTACTATACTAGAAAAACATGCTCCAATTTATGCGGAATGGAAACAATGTCTAGATGGTGGATGTGCGGGAGCATATTCTAGTTTTTCAGGATCTCCGTTATCGCATGGAAAATTTCAATTTGATTTGTGGGGTATTGAGCCGTCCGATCGCTATGATTGGGAATCTCTGCGTCAAAAAGTTATGCGTTATGGTATTCGTAATTCTTTACTAGTAGCACCAATGCCTACGGCATCTACCTCACAAATTTTAGGCAACAACGAGTGTTTTGAACCATTTACAAGTAATATTTATACACGCAGAACATTGGCAGGAGAGTTTGTGGTAGTGAACAAACATCTTATGAAAGAACTGACAGACGCAGGGTTGTGGTCGGAAGAAATAAAAAATAGTATTATCGCAAATAAAGGAAGTATCCAGCATATCGTAGGTCTAGATAAAGAGATAAAGGAACGATATTTGATTGTTTGGGAAATGCAGATGCGTGACTTAATTGAAATGGCAGCGGATCGTGGAGCATATATTTGTCAATCTCAAAGTTTAAATTTATGGTGCGAAGAACCAAATTATAAAATGTTAACCTCTATGCATTTTTTTTCTTGGGACAAAGGTTTAAAAACCGGTATTTATTATCTGAGGCGCAAACCTCGTCATCAACCTCAACAATTTACAATTAATCCAGAGCCAGATCAACAAGAACAATCATGTGAAATGTGTTCCTCCTAGGGTTCACAATTTAATTGATATAATTTTGAGAGAGTTTTGTTCTGTTTAAGAACATCTACTTGGGTTGTATATGATAGGTAACATCTAATACAAATAAGTACATCTACCATTGCATTGTGTGCCCCTTTTGGTATAACCTCAAATAATTTTTCGTGTAGTTCCATCAAAGTAGGATATTTGAGATATTTTCCCCAATACATACTTGTTTTTTCAATATTACAAAATGCTTTTGTTTCTTTCATGGTACAAAATTCTGATTTTGGAATACCATTGTGGACAAAATAATGTGGTCGGTTGTTTCTAATTGCTTCTACCATATAAACACGTTTGTCAAAGGAAATATTATGGGCAACTACCATATCCGCCTTTTGTAGGTCATGATCAAACAAGTCCATAGCATCACACAATGCTATACCTTTCTGGTTGGCATACGAATTGGTTATGCCATGAATGTTACTACTTTCTAACGGAATATCCACCAAACATTTTATAATATGATCTTGTATACCTAATACTTCGTGTGTAGATGCGTCATACACAATCCAGCTAAGTTGAACGATATGTGGCCATTTTTCGGTCTCTGTTATAGGTGTATTGAATGTCTCTGGAAGACCTGTAGTTTCAGTATCAAACACGATTAGCTTCATGATGACAGTGGGTGTGTGATTAAATAATATGTAAAAACCATTCAATTTTATATATTATTGTAATATGGTATTACGTTAAGTAGTAAGCAGTTTTATATAATATCATAATTGATATTATATAAACATTGGTAATTACAAGTATCACCGTTTTTTAAATTGGTATCCTTATAGTTTTGTTATATTAAAATCATTTTATATAATAAACTCTTTTATTTTTTCTCTATCTAAAAGAATTTTTGCTGATCCTTGAAAATGTATATTGATAAGATGATATTCTTCTTTGTATATTTCATCATATATTACTGTCTCATTATATTTGTTTTTGTAAATATGAAGTTTTTTATTTGAATTTAATGAATACTGTTGTCTTGATTCAAACCCTTCTCCATTGTTATAATTATTAATAAAAATATATTTTTTATTACCAATAGTTACCGGTAACATAAGATTTTGAACATTTATAATGTTATGTATTAAATAATAAAATGTCATATCACATATACCACCGTTAACGTATATACCATTTTGTGTATGATAATTAATTTTATCTTCTATTAAATTAAATTTGCTTTTATTAATATAAATATCATTGTACAAACACGCAAATGTGTTGCAAAATTGCTTGTTCAATAGACCACAATGAATACTATTACTCATTCTATGAGTGTTTTCATAGTTATTAGGCATACAATATGCAACATCGTTTGTGAATGGATAGTTATTTATGTCTTGAAATAATATATTGTCGCTATCAATATGGAATATATTGTCCAAATTAAACTCTTCCATTATATCTTTGATTATAAAAATTCGGGCAAAACACATAAATTCATGATGTAAATTATTTGAAGAGTAATTTATAAAATATGGTCTATATACCTTATTTATATTATATAAGTATTTATCTATGTTTATAAATTCTACATTTTCTATTTCTCCTAACTGTTTTACAGAATCATCGCCGACCAATATAATTTTATTTGTCTCTGATGTGATTCTGACATTTTCTTCCAGATATTTTTTGTATCCTGTATGTATTATAATAGTTTTAATCATTGTTATGTATCTAATATATAATTAACTTTAAATAGTGGTAAAGTGAGATAATATGTTATATATTTATGGTTACTGTGTCCTTGTAGGGTAATTATAAATTCATCTCCTATGTTTTTAGCTGTTATGTCGGCATATACAGGGACAGAAACGTAATCTTTTTGTGTATCTATTATTGTGTTTTTAATTTTTTCTTTGGCGTTCATTATAGTTGATGATGAGATGAATCCGTACAAATATACCTCAGATATATCTGAATGATGAACGCCTTGATATTTTAATTGTCTTACAATTTCATTTTTACGATTTGTATTTTTATTAATTTTTAATATAATACATTCATACGAACTATTTGGAGTATCAAATACTGGTTTGTTAAACCAATCATATTCCATATATTGTCCAATTAAATACTTTTTTTGGGAAATGATCATTGGATGTATACCTATCTCCCACGAATCCACTTCACTTGATCTCAATGCAAAAAAATATTCGTAATCATCCATATATAATATGTTAAGAAATAACCTCCCGACATAGTGATTAATATGTTTTTTAATTTTGGACATATTAGAAGAGTACTACTCTTTTCAACTTATATTGAATTGTCTACATATACCGAATGTAGTGCGATGATATTGCGATATACCATGTTCACGAATACCATCCAAATGTTGTTGTGTCCCATAACCTTTGTTTTTAAGCAAACCATATTTCGTTTGTAAATCGGGTTCTGTTGTACAGAGTTCTTCAATATATTCATCCCTTGCAACCTTAGCCAGTATAGATGCCGCTGCAATAGAGGTAATCTTATTGTCCCCCTTTTCTATCGTACTTGATTGTACTTGAATTAAACAATTATCTTCAAATATCATGTATGGTGTAAAATCATTGCCATCTATAATAAGATGAACTTCCTTGCCATTAAGATTTAATTTTTCCATAAGTTGTTTAATAGCACGATGCATTGCAGTATGAGTCGCTTTACGAATGTTGTGTGCGTCTATTTCTTTTTCGCTAGCATATCCAATACCCCATCCTACTGCATTTTTTTTGATATATTCTGATATTAATCTAATTTTTTTCTCTGAATGAAAACGTTTAGAATCTTTCATGTCAGAATGCTTATACTCATCATTTATAGGCAAAATTACAGCCGCAGCATATACACGACCTACCATAGGACCTCTCCCCGCTTCATCTATACCAATTTCAATTAAGTCATTGTCGTGGTACCTTGTTTCTAACCGTGTATTTTTGATAGACATATTCGTATATGTTGTAATTACTTTATAATATATTTGTATTATGTTTCAATTTATCAGTGAATATATTACCTTATTTTTTTTCCACACATACAATATAATGAAATATACACTTAATGCTTTTCATTTATTTTTAATTTTAATAGGATCATTATTGCTATGTAGTGTTTTATCACCCAGAGGAAATTGTGAAGGTATGACAAGCGGACATACTAGTGTTGCTGACGTGAATTCATATACTGGTCCAGCAGGTAATACCGTGTATACTTATCCTATGAATGATGATTATAATGAGCCTGAACTATCAGAAAATAATAGCGATCTTTATATATTAAAATCACAAGTAGTACCTCCTGTATGTCCTGCGTGTCCTTCGCAAACGAGCTGTCCAAGAGCAGAACCACCTCCTCCTTGTCCTCCGTGCGCACGCTGTCCTCAACCATCCTTTGAATGTAAAAAAGTGCCAAACTATAATGCTAATAACCAGCCAAACTATAATGCTAATAACCAGCCAAACTATAATGCTAATAACGAGAGCGTATTTATGCCTCGTCCTGTTTTGACGGACTTTAGTTCGTTTGGCATGTAAATTTATCGGTATCTTTTTCTAGAACTTTTACGTTTTTGTTTAGTTTGTCTATATTTTTTATTTTTTTTATTTTTTCGTGATTTGGTTGTTTTATTTTTGGGTTTTCGTTTAGTAAATTTTTTTCCACCTTTAAATGGTTCTTCTTCTTCTGCTGCTGCTGGTATATCTGATGCTCTTGCTGCTGCTTCTGCAGCAGCAGCTTCTGCTGCTTGTTCTTGTGTAAATTCTATACCTTCCAGAAGATGGCTTCCGGGTTTTGACAGACTAGTTCCTATATCATCTTTAAATGCTTCAATACTATCTTTAAATGCTGTAGCAATGTTTTCAGCATCATTGGTAGCATCATTGGAATTGGTAATATCTTCTGCTTCTGGTTTTACTAGAGGCATATCGCTATCGTTTGATTTTTGTCGTTTTATAGGAGGAAAAAATATATTTTTAAAATAACTTCTAAAATCTTTGATCTTTTCATTACATACTACTAATGCAGTACCAATACCATCCATGGTAGCACTAGCACTTCTAGAAGCCAAACTGCTTACTGTACTAGCACTTTTAGAAGCCAAACTGCTTACTGTACTTGCAACACTTACTGCGCTGGCACCGATCATATCACATAATGGTTCAGAAATACGTGTATCCATAAAGTCAAGAAAGGAAGTTATATTAGACCATCCGAGAACAATTCCTGTGGTATTTAAAAAAGCGATTACAGATGTAATACCAACCTGAACTGTTGTAGTTATAGCTTGTAAAGCAGCTTCGTTTTCACGAGCAATTTCTACGCACGATTTTATGGTATCACGTGGTGTAACGCTCACCAGTACATAGTTCCATAAATTGGCTGAAGGTGTCAAACAACCTTCACGAACAACCCTCATTCCGTACGCAAGACGTATAAGATAATTGGTTGCTTCTGTATATGCCATACTTACACCCTCTGTAACGCCCGGTATGTTATACGCAATAAGACCTAATCCTGCGATAAGAGCCAATGACATCGCTCTTTTTACATAAAACGGAGCACCGCCTTTCATACCACGTTTTGATCCACCACGTTTTGATCCACCACGTTTTGATCCACCACGTTTTGATACAGTAAATCCATAGACTATCTTATCATTTTCATTTTTTGCGTCGTTTGATCCGCCTTCGACACCCGAAGCAAAAGACGCAATATCTGCCGCTTCTTTAATCGTCTCAGCTAATTGTTGACCTACCAATATACCATCCTCATATAATTTAGGAGGGCTTTCAAATCCTTTCACACTCCCATCCGTCCACGTATTTATGGAATAAATACGGCTATCACGATGAGTTGAATCTCCTGTCAAACCTTCATAGATCCCTGCTATAGTAGTCCATGTGGTAACAATCGGTAATAATTTATTTAAAGCTCTAGCAGCATTTGCAGGATTATGACCTTTTTTATTGTCAATATAATTTATGTATTCTTCTTGAATCTTATATGAATCATGACTCAGTCCTTTTAGCAAATATTTCAATTCTCCAATATACACAGAATCTGTACTCATTTGAACCGCCATATCTTATTATAGTGTATAATAAGATATTTATTTTTTTGTTTTCAGACATTTTTTATCAATCTCTAAAGTTTCACATTTTTCGTCTTGTGGTATAATTCTTATTACCCCTTTGGCTTTTTTCCCATACAGAGGTTCTGTACAACCTTTTTCTTTCTTGTCTCTATCTATCTTCACTGTATTGCTACATCTTGCTCTAAAATGTTCGTATCTCTCTCTTACATCACAATAGGTTAATCCTGATTTTTTACCCAACATGGTATTTACAATTTCATGTAATGTATAAACGTAACGAGAAAAACTATCTCTGTCCTTCATATGTGAAGTTTTCAATGGATGTGTTTTAAAATTCTTCTTTAAATTGTCACGACAATATTTACATGGCAAAATATATTGTAGACTAAGAATAAATTGTTTATAATGTTTTTTTTCTTCATTTGTAGGTTTTACAGGGTAATTTAAACTCATTATATGTAAAAAATGCCACAAACTGGGCCCCCAAACAGCCGTTAACATACCATCACCACTGGTAAAATGTTTTTTCGTAAAAATTCTTTTTTTACGTCTGGTATAATTAGCCATATCCTTATATACAAATAATATTATTTAATATTTACACTAAAATGTAAACATATAGTATGTCCTCTTTTAACGAATTTGCTGAGAACACCAAAAATGACTATATGGTTTTATTTTTTGGAATGTTAATTATTGTTATTAGTACATTTATAAAAGGAATTATAGGAGGTACTTCTACCACGTTGATTAAAGGGGCTGGTATATTATTGCTTTCATATGCCCTCATCCTCTATAGCATACATATTAAAAGTTACTTTAACGACCATCATGATTTTTTTGTAAATCCAGAATACGCATTATATAGACCAAATATTTTTGCTAGTAGTGGTTTATGTATTCTTATAAGTGTTTTATTACTATATCTAGTGTATACTATGATTGTTTAATTAATTTGGCTAATCTATCCACTATATTTTCTTTACTACCAGAGGATACCTTTCCAGTGACCACTGTTTTAATATATGTATAATATTCACGATCACTAGTAAAGTCGTGACGTTCCACATTCACAATAGTTCCATTTATGGTGCGAAAAAGCATAGTATATACGTATAGTTAGGATATCTTTAGATTAATTCGTTTAAGCATTACAAGATTAATCGTAACAGATAATATAATGCTAGATAAAGTACGAGAAAAAATGTTATCTGTATTTACAAACAAAAAAATGATTATGATTCTTTTACTCGCAGGGATTTTTATTCTAGTAGCAATATGGGTATATAATACCTATGTTATTCCACGATTAAAACAAAGTTACGTTCCAAATAAAGAATACACCGAAGAAGGTACAGATAACAAAAGTGCTGATGTGTATTTTTTCTATACCACTTGGTGCCCCCATTGTAAAACTGCAAAACCTGAATGGGAAAAAATTAAAGAAAATATTAACACCAACGGTCACTCTTCTGGAGTAAAACTTACATTTATTGAAGTAGATTGCGAAAAAGATCAAGCCACTGCAGAGAAATTTAATGTAGCTGGCTACCCTACCATAAAGATGCTGTACAACAATGATATAGTAGAATACGATGCTAAACCTCAACAAGACACGCTTCACCAATTTCTTGATTCGGTGTTGAATACATAAACTGATTTGCTGCATGTGTGCCTCTTTCTATTAAAGAAATACGCATGTCTGCATCCTCTAATGTATGTATCCATTGAGTATAATCTGAAACATCGTCTGTCTCATAATAAATAGTATTTTTGATTTTTAATTGGTGTTTAGTAGTTTCAAGTTCAATATAACATTTTCTTAATAATATTCTAGCATAGTCTACAAAGGACGATGTTTCATTCACATATGACGTAGGGGTATCACGTACATAGTTACAAAAAGCAAGAACTTCGTCACAACTACATTTGGTTTGTTTTAGACAAATGTTCAATGGAAAATTATGTAGCAATCCTCCGTCGACAAAACATTGATCATTATAAAATATTGGTTTGAATATTAAAGGAAAAGCACACGAAGATGCTAAAGCGGTATTTAGAGACATTGACGGATAGTTTTTGTGACTAAGTATTTCTGTGGTAAGACCTCGTGAACTATTTAACTCTGTAGTGATGAAACATAAATCAACGTTTGTATGTTCGTATAAAGATTGTAAAGAAATGTCTTTTGCAAACCCTTTACCAGATAGAAGCGGTTCTGTACAGATGGACGACATTTGTAATCCATCTATGCCTTTGTTACACATCACTTCCAATATATCATTGCCTAAATGAGAAAAAGCTTTTGTCCATGGACGACGTATCAGATACTCGTCTATGACATCCCATTCGTACCCAAGAGCAATTATAATACCGATAAATCCTCCTATAGAAGACATGTATATGGTATCTAGATCATCTAGACGCCAGTGACCTTTCTCTTGTAGCCGTTTTATAGCTCCATACATGATTAAACCAGTTGGGCCACCTCCAGATAACACCAAATGTTTAATAGTCATTACTGTAATTAAGTTTCTTTATTTTAATACTTTTCTTTGCTAATAGTAATATGGATACTATATTTACACTAGGAGATGACAGTGATTTTAATCTCAAAGTAAATTTAGATGAGTTGTACGAAAAGAAAAAGGAAAGCGACTTGAATACATTAAAGGTGTATAATAAAATTTTATTACGTATTCATAATAAAATAAAATATTGTTCTAGGATTAATCCTATGGAACAACATTGTTGGTATGTTATACCCGAAGTTATCATAGGCATCCCAAAATATGATCATTCCTCTTGTACAGCATATATTATACATAAATTACATGAAAATGGATTTTTGATTAGATATACACATCCAAATTTGTTGTTTATATCGTGGAAAACATGGACACCGAGTTATGTTCGTGAAGAAATTAGGAAAAAGACTGGAATACAAATAGACGGCTGGGGAAATGAAAAACATATAGAAAACAATGTTACTACTGCTTCTGATCCGAATACTAGTATTATCAACAGTAAATCCAAAAAAATATCTCTAGCTAATCAAAATGATAATTATCGGGACATTAATACATATAAACCTACTGGTAATTTGATATATAACAAAGAGTTATTTAAAAAAATTCAAGATAGATCTAATACTTAATATTAATATATGATAATATCGTACATCATATATTATATTTATTTTTACGCACTGTAAAATACGTCACGGCTGGTGGTTTTTCTTTTTTTTTTACTTTTATTTTTTTTTGTTCTACAAAAGGAACGTTTCCTGCCCATTGCCATCTTACATGAAGGTCTGTGCCGACAAGTACTAGTACGAAGACCCTTGCATGCAGAACCTTTGCGTTTACTTTTCATTACCATTATATATATTATATGATATAATATTTTATTTCTTAATGTTTTATTTCTTAATGTTATGGAGGAGGAGGTAGTTGTGAAGTTACATTCATTGAACCTTCTGTCGCAGTTGAACCTTCTGTCGCAGTTGAACCTTCTGTCGCAGTTGAACCTTCTGTCACAGTTGAACCTTCTGTCGCAGTTGAACCTTCTGTCGCAGTTGAACCTTCTGTCGCAGTAGAAGCTTGCGTAGTTGAAGCTTGCGTAGTTGAACCTTCTGTCGCAGTAGAAGCTTGCGTAGTTGAACCTTCTGTCGCAGTAGAAGCTTGCGTAGTAGAAGCTTGCGTAGTAGAAGCTTGCGTAGTAGAAGCTTGCGTAGTAGAAGCTTGCGTAGTAGAAGCTTGCATAGTAGAACCTTGCGTAGTAGAAGCTTGTACAGTTGAACCTTCTGTCGCAGTTGAAGCTTGCGTAGTAGTGGTATTATCAACTACCTCATCAACAAGAGTATCATGTAATGTTTTTTGTAATACTTTAATTTGCTCTTGCGAGGTTTCCATAATTTGTTTTTCCACTATAGCTTGATATAAATCCAACCCTTTTACAAACTCTGTTTCGCATTGTATATATAATTGTACAATTATGCTTCTTGTGTTATTTACTAACTCTTCTAATTTGTCTTCTGTCAAATTAGGATTAATAATAATTTCTTTACGATGCGTTTCCTTGTTTAAAATAGGAGAAAACAGTTGTTGTAATATACCAACTAGCTTATCTTGATGTTTATTTGTATTTTGCATCATGGTTTTCAAATGCTTAGCATAAGCTGAAAACAACTTATTTTTAAGCGTAGCTGTATAAGCATTTGTATAACTGCCGTTTTTGGCACAACCCGCACTTTTATGAAAATCTCTTAACCTTATATCACTGAATTTTTTTATTGGTTTGCCATCTTCTGTTTTAAGGATATTACTTCCTGTAAATGCTTTATGGAAAGACGCTAGATCTTTCTCATATACACTTTTCATTTTATCGCTCATACGTGTAAATCCTCCTTGATCATAATCATATTCATCAAAATATAATTTTTCTAATTCAGGCATACCTGGTTCCTGATATAAATTTCTGTCTTTGTTTCGGATTTTATCATAGTTAAGGTCGCAAAAGTTAGGATGTACAGTTACTTTTGAATCCAATGGTTTTTCAAAATCTTCTTTATGATACAAAGCATCTAATCTTTTATTACAAATATTCAGTCTTTTTACAGTGATATTAGTGTTTTTAGGGATATCTTTTTTATTTAGTAGAGTAGTTTCTACACTCTTTCCAGTGCTGTCCTTGTATTGATATATAGGATTGATGGTCGTGACAATGGCACTAAACAGCTGGGCTATTTTAACATAAAATTTGGCTATACCTATACATAATCGCCTTTTGGTAGTATTGTTTTTAACGTCTATATTTTCTAAATGTTGCTTATTCAAGTAGACTATATCGGATTTAGTCATTTCATTTATTTCTACACCGTTCTTAATTCTTTGTGCCAAATATTCTACATTGAGACTATTTAATTTACTAGCAATAATATCTGACGTCATAACCACCAAATTATTACAATAATTCATATCCGACAAATTTTTCATATCTTTGAAATTTTGTGTGGTGATGTAATTGGTAGCTATTAAATCTAATTCATGTGTTAATAAACTATCATCCTGTTTATTTTTGTCATTAGAATTAGTATTTCCCATCAATATATAATTAATAAAATATTATAAAATTGAAGTATTTTCTTACGATTATAGCTATTCATAGTAATATGAATGAACTTAAAACGAAAAAAAATAGACGTTCTGATAAAGATAAAGTGAAATTATGGCAACAATTTGACGATGAGATATTGGATAAATCCATAGTAGAATGTGTGTATACGAATACTGGTCTACGTGAAACATGTGATGGATGTGCTTCCTCTCTAATGATCTCAGACGAAGGATTTCAAACTTGTACGAATAAAAAATGTGGAATGCTTTACATCGATACTTTAGACCAAACCTCTGAGTGGCGTTATTATGGAGCAGAAGACTCATCCTCCAGCGATCCTACACGTTGTGGTATGCCAATCAACCCTTTGTTACACGAGTCCAGTTTTGGATGTAAAGTATTGGTGAATGGTTCTTCTTCCTATGAAATGAGAAAAATACGACGATATACCGACTGGCTTGGGATGCCGTATAAAGAAAAATCGCAATACGATGAATTTCAGCGTATAACCATTTTAGGAAATCATTCTGGAATACCCAAATTAATCATTGATGATGCCATGCGGTTTCATAAAAAAATCTCGGAAGCAAAAACATTTAGAGGACTAAACCGAGATGGTATCATCGCAGCATCTATATATGTATCCGCTCGTGTGAATAGTTATCCTAGAACCGCAAAAGAGATCGCTAACATATTTCATTTGGATAGCACGGCAGCAACCAGAGGATGTAAAAATGCGATTTCTATTATAAACGAATTAGAAAGTGACATGTCCAATACAGATAAAACCTCGCTATGTCAACCGACACCATTAACATTTATTGAGCGGTATTGTAGTAGACTAAATATGAATACAGAACTTACAAAAGTATGTAAATTTATCGCTGTAAGAATACACAAAAACAATTTAATACCAGAAAATACGCCCCATTCTATTGCTGCAGGTATCATATATTTTATAGCACAATCGTGTAATGTAAATGTAACAAAAAAAGATGTAAGCATTATCAGTGAAATTTCCGAAGTAACTATCAATAAATGTTATAAAAAAATGATAGAGATGTCCCATGATTTAATTCCAAAAGCTATTTTATATAAATACAAATAATTTATGATACTACTATTTATAGATTAAATCCTAGTAACTTCATAGTTTTCTTTTTTGGTTTAATATGTTTCTTTTTGGTGATTGTGTTCTTTTTAGGTGTAATACGTTTCTTTTTGGCGATTGTCTTTTCGGTCTCTATGGGTTTGTCTGTATTATGCAAATGTTTAGTAGGGGAATATCTAAGAAACCACTCTTCGTATTCTGTAGAATCTCTTTTATGTTTTAATTCTTCATATTTATTATTTTTAATATTTCGCATATCTTCTAATGTTTCTTGTTTGCCTATACAGTTCAAACTGAATCTTTTTAACGGTCCTTTTTGTTGAAGTCTGTTTTTGGATTGTACTGAAAACAGATATTGAGCCATACAGTAAATTCTATCATGCTCATAGTAAGGTCTATTCGCATATAAAAATGCTAGATAGATACTAAGCATGGTATCTATTGTGGCTACCTTTACCTTTTTCCCTTTTACTTTAATAATATTATAACTATGACAAGCGAGCGGTTCATAAACAAACGCAACCGTATCTTCTTCTACAGCGATTTCATAATGAGGTGCTATAATTTCCCCAAATCCACATTTTTTATTTATTTTGACATGTTTAAATCCTTCGTCTTGTAATCTATCTTTTATAAGTTTGGCAGAAGCTTGAGGATCTTCTGACAATAAATCAAAATCAGGCTGTTTGTTTTTAATGCGTATCCGTTGTGATTTGGGCATATATTTACGGTATACTTCGCTCGCATATCCCCCAAAAAATACCAATTCTTCATGTATTGCGGTATTCTTCACTATATTATAAATAGCATGAGCATCTTGTGGAGATCCTTCAAAACTACGCATAAAATTACTATTGTCACATTTAGGGTTTTTCATTGGATAGTGTTTGTTTAAAAGGGTTAGTCGCTTTAATACTTTTTCCCAACGACTTACATCGCCTTTGGGTCTTGACAGTTCTAAATACATAGACATTCTTAGGTAATCTGGAGGAGCGTAATATATACCGTTTACTTTGATTCCCTTTTCTTGTATGGCTTTAAATAGATCTTTTGGTATATAAGTAATATCCGCCACTGGAATAAAATTCACGAATACTTTATAGGTACCATGATGTACTCCTGATTTTGCTTCTATGTCCGTATAGCCTTCTGCCATATATATATCTGCCAATTCCTTTGCATCTTGTAACGCATTTGCACTAAAAAAATCGTAATCCGGTATTTCTATATCTTTGTTATAAAATTGGTCATTTACAGGTAATATATTATTGATTGCGGTACCGCCATAACACACAAGTCGTTTTTTTTGTATAAATAATTCTACAATTTTTATAATTTTCTGTACATCTTCGGAGTGGGTAAGGGCTTGTCCTGCCTTTTTCTCTGCTCTATCTACTGCCTCTCTTAAAATTTCCAATTCCTTTTCTTCAAAACGGTTCATATATATTATATTACATTAAATCGTAATAGAATAATAATCTGTTTCTGTTTTTCTCTCTTTATAAGAATAAGCAGGATTTGCCGCAGTAGGTGGAGATATAGTACTTGGTACATATCTTAATGGTTCTGGTTTAAGAACAAAGGCAGATCCTTTGTTGGCAAATGTAGATTTGTACAAGTTCATATTAGAATCTACATTTTGAAAGCACATTCCAGCAAATTGACATCCAGCGGACCAAGCCAATTGAGGAGAATAGTTTGCATTGGTTTCAGATAAATCTGGTATAACCATAGTCATATTTTTTTTATTATAATCAATTAATTCGTCTATATCAGGTGTATATTTCACGCCATCAGAGTATCGCACACGCCTCATGAATATAGAGTTGGATGCCAAATTCGCATATTCATCAAGGTCAGTAGTTTCATATAGAGGATTCGCCCGATCTATAATGATTAAAATTTTACCCATAAGGTCTTTTAAAGAAACATCCCCCATATTTTTCCCATGATTTTCATAGCTGTAGTTTGGTCCCAACGTATAGTCCGAAAGAATCTGTTCAAATTGTTTCGCCATTTCATTGTATATTTTTTGATTTTTACTCATTATTCTAAGATGTATGATTAATGGATCTCCTGGATTAGGGCAGGTGCTACCAGAAAATGCATAATCTTTTATAACAGTAAGGGCTTCACTAAATGGAACACTATTGTAAGTTTCCTTAATGCTATAATCATCCACCGACGACGTTGCAATAACGGGTGAATTGTTTAGAGAATATACTTCCAGATCTAAACATCGGACACCTTCTTTTATCACATTTTTAAGAGCACATATATTGACAAAATCATTTTTAAATTGTCCAGCACAACACGCATTATAGGCTGTCATAATGTAATAATCACGCAATTTATATGTATAGTCCTGATTAGATGTATTTATGGTATGCACTTGTCCATATTCTTTGTATAGACTATTCATATTGCGACAATTTGTTTTATTAAGCGTACTTTTGTTGTATATCCAATATATAATCAAGAAGATCAATAACAAAGACAGTCCAAAAATAGCATATTTTGTAGCATTCGCACCGGATATAGCATTTTCAAATAATTGTTGTAATGCTTTGGTAGACGGTCTACTGATAGACACATTCATAATATAATATATATATTATTATTTTAATAACTTAATCAAGTTAAATATTACCTATAAATATTATAATGCCTGGAGGACTTCTCAATCTTATTGCATATGGTAATCAAAATATCATTTTGAACGGAAATCCCAGTAAAACATTTTTTAAAACCACCTACGCAAAGTATACCAATTTTGGTTTACAAAAATTTAGAATAGATTTTTCTGGACAACGAACATTAAGAATGACTGAATCCTCTGTATTTGATTTTACTATTCCAAGATATGGCGACCTACTCATGGATACTTATTGCGTAGTCAATCTTCCGAATATTTGGAGTCCAGTGATGCCTCCTTTTGTAGCAGATGATACAGATAGTATATTAAATCAATGGCAGCCATACGAGTTTAAATGGATTGATGATCTTGGTTCACAAATGATAGAACATGTTAGATTTACAGTAGGTGGGGTAGTCATTCAAGAATTTAGTGGGCAATATTTAAAAAATATAGTAGAAAGAGATTTCAGTACTACTAAAAAAAAATTGTATTATGAAATGACTGGAAATGTAACGGAACTTAATGATCCAGCCAATGCGTATGGACGCAATCAACAATATCCGAGTGCTTTTTACGGTGGAGAGAATTCTGCTCCTGCGACAGGAATGGTCGGTACAGTTCCGTATACTAGTGTATATGCGGCGAATGGAAGTGAACCATCTATTCATGCTAGACAAATCTATATTCCTTTGAATATTTGGTTTACATTAGCCGCAAATATGGCGTTTCCGTTGGTTTCACTTCAATACGCCGAACTCAAGATAGAAATTACCATTAGACCTGTACAAGAATTATTTACAGTTAACAAAATCTATTATCCAAATGATCCAACCATAGACTATGCCATGTCTGGCATTCCAATCCAACCTAATTTTAATGAAACACAATATAGTTTTTATAGGTTTTTACAATCTCCTCCATGTGTAGGAATATATAGTAGTGATGTATATGAAAACAAACGCACCAACTGGAACACCGACGTACATTTGTTGTCCACTTATGCATTTCTAACAGAAGATGAAGTAAGGGTTTTTGCCTCCAAACCACAATCCTATCTTATTCGTCAATCGTATACTACTACCTACGAAAATGTAGTAGGACCGAAACGCATTGAATTATCTAGTTTAGGTATGGTATGTAATTGGATGTGGTTTTTTCAAAGATCAGATGTCAAAGAAAGAAATCAATGGTCTAATTACACGAATTGGTCTTATGACCACATACCTTCACCGGTAATCACGGCAAATGAGATTACATGTAGTGGGTTGACGCTATCCACCACAAAAGTGTATCCACCAAGTGTTGATCTGTCTGCTCCAGAAATTATGGCAAGACAACTATGGAATACTGGTCCATACAGTCCTTTAAATACAAAACATATTATGACTAATTGGGGATTACTATTAGATGGAAAATACCGTGAAGATACACTTGCCACTGGAGTATTAGATTATGTTGAAAAATATATACGAACTTCTGGTGCTGCTCCAGAAGGCGTGTATTGTTATAATTTCGCCTTACATAGCGACCCTTTTGATTTTCAGCCAAGCGGTGCCATGAATATGAGTAAATTTAGCACTATACAATTTGAGATTACAACCATACAACCTACGTTAAACGCCAATGTACAGTTTAGTGCGATTTGTAATAGTTCTGGAGCAATCGTCGCTACGCAGATGCCACAAACAGGTATTTACACTTATCAATTTGATATGGTTCTTATGGAAGAACGATATAATATTTTAAAAATTCAAAATGGTATGGCCGGGTTAGAATATGCAAGATAGCATATAATATCGTATAGTATAATATATAAATGGCAGACGTGAGTGTTTCTGCTATTGAAAATTCCCAGAATAATACATCGGAAAAAAAATCAAAATGGAAAGAGTACGGCATATTTGTATTAGTTAGTGTAATTGTATTTTTAATAGCAGTATTAATTGGATCAAATTATGTATTTATGGTACACTTTAGATCCTTAGAAACACTCTTTCCTACAAATATAAATAATTATATCCCAAATAGTTTAAATGGAGGTGGCAAGACCAAATTTCAGAAAGGCGGTAATAAAAAATTTACCACAGAACCACGTAACCCGGACGGAGTTACAGGAGATATAATGAAATCCTTAGGGTACGACGAAAATTTAACAGGATTTCCATATTCACTATATGATAAAAAACTAGACGGAAGTGTGGTTGAAAATATATTTCAACAGTTTAAGAATTGGGGTGCTTTAACACAAGCAAAATCGTATATTCTATACCGTGAAGTAATGCAAATGGTATATAAAGGACCGGAATGGTTCAAGTTCAAAGAAAGGGTACATACATCAATATTGTATATATTGAGTTGGATATTTATTCCATTTGTCTCTTTTGTAGTCTTTATAACCAGTGTTTTAGGTACAATATTCTATAGTTTTACTGTAGATAATATCGGGAGTTTATTTGCGTTTTTTGGATTTTATTTCGTTTTGGTATTAGCAGCGATAAATGCCATTATGCATCAATGTTCTTTCTTTTTTAATATATATATTGCTCCCTTATTTATTAATTATGAATCCGTATTTTATATTGCAAAGAGCAACATAAATTGGATTACCGTATTATTTGGCTTGAATTTGGTAATAGGGGCATTCTTTATTTTAGAAACTTCCACTGCTACAGTCATGTCTATCGCTTATGTCTTATGGGGATTAAAACGTTTTTTATATGATAAAACATAATTAAAATACATTAAAAGCAGTATAAATAAACAAATACATATCACAGTATACCCATGACAGACGATTGGAAAGAATTAGAATTGGATACGTGGAAAGAAATTCCATTTGTAAGCGTGTGTACTCCTACGTTTAATCGTCGTCCATTCATTGAGATGATGGTGAAATGTTTTGATCATCAAACATATCCCAAAGATAAAATAGAATGGATCATTTTTGACGACGGTACAGATAAAATAGCGGATTTGGTTGCGGGTCATCCAAATGTAAAATATTTCCCGTACGATGAAAAAATGAGACTAGGAAAAAAGAGAAATTTAATGCACGAGAAAACGACAGGCGACATTATTGTTTACATGGACGATGACGATTATTATCCACCTGAAAGAATTACTCATGCGGTGTTCAAGTTATTAACCAATCCAGAAGCGTTGTGTGGTGGGAGTAGTATTATGTATATGTATTTCAAACATATTGGTAAAATATACAAATTCGGACCATATGGTGACAATCATTCTACCGCAGGAACATTTGCATTCAAAAAAAAATTGCTAGAGCAGACAAAGTATGATGAGACGGCTGCTTTAGCAGAAGAAAAAGAGTTTTTAAAAAATTATACTATTCCTTTTGTACAATTTGATCCTTTTAAAACCATATTGGTTTTTTCACATGAAAACAATACCTTTGACAAAACTACACTCATAGAGAATATCAATAATAATTTGGTAAAAGAAACTGGTCTCACGATTGATTATTTTATTAAAGATAATGATTTGAAACAGTATATGTTGAAAGACATTGATCTCATACTAGAAAAGTATGAACAAGGACACATTTGTTTGAAACCGGATGTATTGAAACAACGACTAGATATGGAAACTAAACGCAGAATGGATCTGGAGAAACGCCTACAAAAAGACAGTCCAACACCAGAGATCATGATAAAACCTGAAAACGGAGAGCCAAAACGTATGAGTATATCTGAAGTAGTAGAATTGTTACAAAAACAGCACAAAATGCTTCATCGTCAACTGCTTGATATACAAGGCAAGAATACAGAAATTGCTCTGTTGAAAAGTCAACTTGTTGAATTAAGTAAATAATATACATAATGGGTTTAAATATATTACTAATGTATCTCATAATAGATACCGACAGCTTATGCCCAGTACTCACCAAGACTATGATGAAACCAGCAACGATTACGACACGATATCCGATACCTTCCACTACTATGTTTCAAAACGCAAACGTATGTATTATCCAACGAAACTGAGGGGACGTATTGTAAATGCCAAAACAGGTATCCAATATCCGTATTATCAAGGTTCATATGAAGAATTACAATTGTATAAAGTGATTGATTCCACTGCTAGTTGTGATGAAAATGGATATATGCTTTCACGCACCGATCCAGTAAACAAAACATCTAATTTTTTATATTACGATAGTCCTGAACAGGGAAATCGGCATCTTCGCATGTCGCTTTCGCCAGAAAGGATTAAAATCTGGCATAAGAATCATAATAGGATGTTTCCACCAAATGAAGGATTTATCAAATCCGAATGGGATCTAATTAAAACAAAATAAGGAGATGCTATTAATATTATTTTATTCAAAATGAACAAAATAATATGGTTACGTTAACGGTGGAATGGTATATTTATCTATATATCTATAAATTCTATTGATATCTAGTTTACAAATATCATAGGTTTCAAACATGACATATATTTCGTCGTCCTCATAACGGTTCCTTAAATCTAAAAAATATGAAAATACATCTTTTTTATCCATACTTAATTGTTGACATAGACCTTGTACAAAAATATTGTTATTATATTCTGTGCTATATTTTGTCAATACTTTTGTAAATCGTACTTCAGAGGGATTATATTTTGGTATATGATGAAATGTTTCGTGATATAGTTTGTTGGTATGAAACGTTTTAATTAGAGAACTAATTTCATTGAATTGCCATATTTGATTTTGAAAGGTAATGCGATCAATATAATCGGCAACACATATCAGTCTGAGTGCTTTGTGATAAAAAGGAAACGTTTTTGTATATGGCAACTTGGATAAAGAATCTACGATATTCTCATGCCATAACAGTCCTACTATAGTACGATTTGTTTCATTCACAGTATATAAATGGTTCTCTATAGGTATTTTATTGTTTAATAAACGCTTTGTAATCTGTTTTGTATCTTCGTTATAGGTCTTTGATTTGAATACTTTTGTTATAATATCATCGCTTAAAAACGTATTATGTTTGTTGTATAAATCCAATATTGCTTTAAACTTTCTCAAATCACCATGAATGTATCTTTTCAAGGTCGTGACAAGATGAACGTCTATATTTGGCATGCTTTGTTGTATGATTCTTGTTATTTGATCTTCTGTAGGCGGTTTCAACTCTATGACGGTACATACTTTCATCAATTCTTTTATTTTTTTGTCCATATGGTAATTTCCGATACAAACGATCGGATTGCAGGTGGTATCTTCTAGTTTTTGTTTTTTTGTTTTTTTAGGTCTAATGAGTTTTATCAAGGCATTAATTCCACCTTTGTCTCCGTTGTTCATTCCATCTATTTCATCCATTAATATAGCAATGGGTTTCACTTTCGTACTAAACATGCTAAGCACGTTTCTGTCCGACATATTTTGTAATGTATTATTTTCAATAATGCTTTTGTTTCTAATATCTCCAGCATCATATCTAACAATATCATAGCCTAGGTCTTCTAAAACGGACATCGCAAATAAGGTTTTCCCTGTTCCTGGAGCCCCGTATAAGTATATCCCTCGTTTTTGAACTATATCTGTTTTGTTGGATTCAAACTCGTCAAGCGCTTTTTTAACTTTTTGAACGCAAATTTCTCTATTTAATATTTGATTAAAATTTATATTATCCATATAAGGTTGCTTATTTATATTTTTATGCCTTTTAAACCTATATATCTCTTTATCTCTTTCTTGGTCGTTTTCTTTTTTTTAGTTTTTTTATTTTTAAAGCGTCTTCGTGATTTTCTACCACGTGATTTTCTACCACCATTATAATTATCATTACCATTATCATTATAATTATCATTACCATTATCATTTCCATTATCATTACCATTATCATTATCATTACCATTTATTAATGATAAAATATATGTTATTTGAGTGTCAGTGTAACCACGATTTAATAATTCATTTCGTATTACAACATTGGACTCTCCCATCATATCTGTCATAGCCCACTGCACTGCTTCTTCTAATTCATTCTGTACTGGTTCTTCTCTATCCGCTGAAAGCAAAACCGGTTGTGCTTGGCTAACTACATCTAAAACATATCTTACTTCCGTATCAGTGTAACCCCGATTTAATAATTCATTTTGTATTACATCCTCGGTCTCTCCCCACATATATCTAATAACCCACTCCACTGCTGTTTCATCTAATTCCCATTCTCTCTCCCCTGAAAGCAAAACCGTTTGTGATTGGTCATCATCATCATTCTCTTCATCTGAAGAATCGTATACGGGTTCCCTCCTTGTCCGTTGTAATTCGTATTCGGGTAGTCTTGGTTGGATCCCCATAGGTTCTTCTCCATCTGAAGAATCGTATTCGTGTAGTATTGGTTGGATCCCCATAGGTTCTTCATCTCCTCGGGGGGTGTCTAATTGATTACTATTATTTTCTTGTTCTATTCTTACTTTATCTCTTATTTCTCTTAAATAAATCCTATCAGTCGGAGTCAATCTTCTTTCACCTGGCAGAAACGTGTCTGGACCTTCTTCTCTAATAATATTAGCTAATTTTTCTAGTGCAGCCTTGCTTAATGATTCTCTTACACCTCCATATTGTAACCTTAACGTGTTTTTGTATTGCTTTACTCTACGTGATTGTTTAGATCTACGTGATTGTTTAGATCTACGTGATTGTTTAGATCTACGTGATTGTTTAGGCATGCTATATATTATATAATTATTTATTTCTATTTATCGCATATTATGATATTTCATATAAAATGTATATTTTTTGCTCTTCAAAGCATGTGTTCCATGGCAATTTCTCATGAAGGACTGATATTATATATCACTTCAACGAATACATAAAAAAAAATATTGATTATTCGGACAACATAAAATACATATAACCACTGGGCTATTTACGACATTCTATAAACATAAACTTATTCAATTGTTTTTGGTTTATATAATTATCAATGGTATACGTTCTGGTTTTTCCAGTACCGCACCATATGTTAATTAAACATTTTGGATGGTCTTTTTGATGTTCCATTGCTTCTAATTGGTGTTTATAACAACATTTTTGTAAAGACCATATCCGATGTTGTTCTTCGTCAGCAGGACCACTACCACTATGTGAATGGATTAACTTTGTAGTCATATTACGATAAGGTTATATGTATATAAAAATAGTTTAATACTACATTCATTTTTTCATTATATAAGCGATTTTATAATGAAAAACTTATTGAATTTCAATTAGAGTAGTATGATATTATTTATATCTTCTAGTTTGTCTATGTTTTCTCTTCTTTTTTTGGGTTTGTTTTGGTCTCTTTCTTTTTCGCTTTGTTTTTCGTTTTTTTGTTAACTTTGATTTCTTATAAATCCTCCCACCTTCTTCATGTGTGTCTTGATTCATTCTTTCTCTTTGTGAGTCTTGTCTTTCTCTGACAACGGTCCTCCACGGATCTCTAGTTCCAAGCATCATGGTGGATGGTCTAATATCATCTGTTTCTACATTTACTTCTGAGGCATTTCTTTTTATCGCTATAGCATCTTTTAAAAATGTAATAATTTCAATAAGGTCCAGATAATGTATCTGGTTGATATTCCGTCGGCTTTGTGTTTTAATAATATTATTAATTGTGCATAAATTTCGTGATTCAAAGTCACGTACCCATGTTTCGTCAAGGGGATTAATTTTATCGTCTAAAAAATTGTTTTTAATGTTATCCTTTGTTTCCTCACTCATTCTTTCAAATGTTAATGGCAATTCAATAGATTCTGAATATACCGTTGTAGATTCGGGTAGGTGTATTAATTCTCCTCCACCATTCATTTATATAATAGGTATATACTATCTTTTCGTTTGTCTACGTTTTCTATTATTGTTTTTATTGGTTAGATTTACGTCTGCTTATTTTGCGTCTGCTTGGATTACGTCTGCTTGGTTTACGTCTGCTTGGTTTACGTCTGCTTGGTTTACGTCTGATTGGTTTACGTCTGCTTGGTTTACGTCTGCTTGGTTTACGTCTGCTTGGATTGCGTCTGCCTGGATTACATCTGCTGGGTTTACGTCTGCTTGGTTTGCGCATGATTTTACGTGGTACATTATAATAATCCTGAGTAGCATAACCTGCGTCATCTTCTCCATCGGATGTATCATAGTCATCCATAATACCTCCTCTGCCGATACTATCATTGTCGTCATCGGAATCAGCAGTGCTTTGACTTCCCTCTAAAGATGAACCATCCGAAACTAAACGTCCCAAAATGCTAACAGTATTAGGAGGTATGTTATCTGCGGATGTAGTAGTGTCATCTTCTAGTCGTGAAAATCCATGACTTGTTAAACGATCTTGTAGCTCCTGTTCTAGTGCAGGGTCTGTAGGTTGACGTCCCAACATTATATTTCTTGATTGTGAAACTCTAACTGGTGATGAGGGCTCCTGTGGCGGTCTAGAGTGGATATCATAATGTACTTCGGGATTGTCTATATCATATAGTTCCCCACCGGGATGATTATTTCTGAATCCAGGTGTACCTCCGTTATCAAGAATATTTCTAACCTGTCTTCTGAAACTTGCCAAACGGTAAAACAAAGGACTGATTGGTGGAAATCCGTCAGCTTTAACTTCTGATGAGCCTGAATATGGATTTTTAATAATGATATCTCTTTTCTTTTCCTCTTCAGTTAACAACTGAGCAACCATATATATAATATATAATAAAATAATATTATTTTACGTTTGCTCTGCTTATCAGATGAACGCATATTAGAACATGTATACCTTATTCTACCACAATGATAAGTGTCCAATGTGTAATATATTATACTATTAAGAGCACGCATTCGCATTATTCGTTACACCATCCCATGTAAGGTTACACTTTTTTGCCCATTGTTTTTTTTTACACAATCCATCTGACCCTGACCATACTGCACTGGAAAAGTCCATAGTAGTTTCACAATCAGAATTGCCTAAATTGGGCTGATCGTTTACGCATTTGGATGCATCCCCTACTGACATGTCTTTCCAATAGTCTGGACAATCTGAAATGATGGGTGGATACTGTTTAGTGTACTTACTATTATAGAGTGAATAACCTATAAACACTAAACAAATGATCAATAAAAAAATAGATACAGACATTGTTGTTTTCTGAAAACTAGCCATCTTTTATATATGTTATATAGTTATAAATTTTTCTATCCTGTAATTATAATGAGTAATACTAGCACAAACGGTAGAGTGAATATTATGACACCTAATACAAATGTGCTTTTTTCTATGCAAGACAAGATCCCAACGAAAGCAATAGTTACAGAATACAGAGATGCGATGACAGGAAACTGGTACAATACCGCCTTATCCGATGGCTTTTTCTGTTCCGCAAATATTCAAGCACTTCAAAATGGATTACGAGCTGGCGTATACAAGAGATCTAACGGACAATACCTAATCAGCGAACAAAATCCAGATGAATTAAAAATAATAATGAGAGGCATTTTCTTACAAAATTCAAAAAATTTGCCTGATAATATTCCAGACCAGATTACTGATTTAAATCGTCTAGTATTAAGTTATGCCATTGGGCAGGTATATGGAGAGGCAGAAGGTTACATGAAATACCAATATGACGCAAGTAACATGTACGAACCGATCTCTAGACCAGTGTTATCTTACTCCAGCGACAAACAACTCCAATTAAAAAAATGGTTTTGATTGTATGAGAATAATATTAATGTTCTAGATAGTAATTAAGCATGTACTTTTAGTTTTTTGACTTTTTTCTTATGAGATGGATTGTCGTTCATCATTTGTTCACATTGATCTTTGTATTTGCAGTAACAAGTTTTCAATTCTTCTAACTCACGAATCCACATAGCCGTCTCCGTAGTAGATTTAAGAGTATTTAATTCAACCGTTTTGTTATCTTTTTCATTTAACAATTTACGAACGTTTTCTTCTGTCACCGAATTCATAGGCAATTTAACCAAATACCCGTAAGTATCGTCGTTGTCCATGGTATCATATGTCCGCTCTTGCAACAGTTCTATTACACACGCATTTGTCTTACCACGCAAGTCTATTACTCCAGACAATGTTTCTGTAATGAATTTCGCTTTATTGGTCAATCGGAGTGTCTGTGCTTCTAGTTCGTCTAATAAATATTTTTTCCTTGCCACATAGACTTGTTTTCTAATCCGAATATAGTAATCCATGATCTCTTGTGGCGTGTCAAATTTTCTTAATTTTTCTGTTTCATCAAACATATGCATATTTGTGGTACTTTGTGTCGTGTATAAACGCAACAACTTCTCTAACCCGTTACATGTGTTGTCTTCCGATTTAGACAATAACATTTGAATGTCTGATGCCCGATTGAATGTGATTTCAATATCTATTAATTTGTCTGTACACATATCCACATATTGTTGAATCATACCGTCACTTTTTTTCTTACTCCCATTGTCGACAATTAATTTTTCCAAAAACTCTTTATAGTCATCTGTCCATGTGCCAATAGGCAATTCTGTAATATGTACTGTGTTCGCATGCGTAGTGTATTTACCTTTAATAATATATTTTTGAGGTGAAATTTTCTCTATAGATCCTTTAAATCCTTCATAATAAGGATCCATAGATATATGTGAGGTATCTTCTTCACACAAGGTATGTTTGATATAGTCTATTATTTGAAGAGGATTGAAACAAGGAATGTCTGTACTAAAACCTGTACCAATCCCTTTGGATCCATTTACCAACAACATCGGTATAATAGGGGCATACCAATCTGGTTCCACCAGAGTACCATCATCGTCTAAATAATTCATTACATAATCGTCTGCTGGATGAAATAGAATGCGAGTAATCGGATTTAGAACCGTATAGATATACCTCTCGCTTGCCGAGTCTGAACCACCTTGTAATCTAGTACCGAATTGTCCATTCGGCAATAGCAAATTAATGTTGTTTGACCCGACATAATCTTGTGCCATCCCCACGATAGCTCCATTCAAACTAGCTTCTCCGTGATGATAAGAACTGTGTTCTGAAACATAACCAGAGAATTGTGCGACTTTAATCTCACTGGTTAAATTTCTCTTAAAAGATGCATACAAAATCTTTCTTAAACTGGTTTTCAGTCCATCCATTATATTTGGAATAGAGCGTTCACAGTCATACTTGGAAAAGTGTACCATTTCTTTTCCAATAAATTCTTTGTATGGAACTGTTACTAAACTAGTGTCCATATAATCATCACGGTTATATTGTTCTAACCATGTTTTACGATCAGTAGATCTCTTTTTATTAAACACCATGTCAATGGCATTGCTACATTCCTCGCCCGTACAAGTAAACATTACTACTTTTTGGTGCTCAAAATATTCTTTAAATTCTCGTGCAGTAGAAGTACCCAACCCCTTGTAATATTTAATTTTCCAACCTTTAGATACATTTTCTTGTTTCCACGCATCATATTCGCCTTCGTTGTAAAACATCAATTCTTTACTACCATGTTTCGCTTTTAAAATAGGCGTGTTCATAAATCCGATAAAGTTAGGCATTGCGATAAGGGATCGCCACTCTGTGTCAAACATATTGATACAGAGACCCTTGATATGTGTTCCGTCCAGATCTTGGTCAGTAATAAACAATACCCTCCCATACCTCAACTTATTCATGTTTTCTGGTGTGTATGTTTTTCCAGATTCAAGACCTAAAATTTGTTTGATTTCACTGATTTCTTTATTGTCGGCAACACTTTTACCGGATGCTCCACGAATGTTCATTAACTTACCTTTCAGAGGATATACCCCATAAGTTCGTCTATCTTCTTTGGACAAACCCGATACCACCCCTGCTTTTGCTGAATCTCCTTCCACTAGTAAAAGTGTACATTCTGTACTTTTATTACTACCTGCGTCGTTAGCATCTACTAATTTAGGAATACCTCTGATGTTTTTTGTTTTTGTTCCATCGGTTTTTTTTGCCGCTTTGGTTTCTTTGACTTCTGTAAGGGAACATGCCGCATCCATAACCCCCATTTTGGCAATTTTTTCTATACATTTGTCGCTTACTTCACATGAAGAACCAAATTTAGACACTGGCGTGGTCATGTAATCCTTCGTCTGTGAATCAAACGTTGGATTTTCAATATCACATCTTAAAAACAGCATGAGTTGTTCTTTAATTGTGCTAGGTTTAACTTCAATCTTTTTCTTTTTCAGAATATATACGGTTAATTTTCTAATAATTTGATTTAATATATATTCTACGTGCTTTCCACCTTTTGAAGTAAATATTCCGTTGACAAACGAAACTTGTGTGAACTCTTCTTTTGGTGACATACATACCGCATATTCCCAACGTTCGTTGGATTCTTCATGGATGCGAAGAGTATCTGTTTTGTTGCCGATGTATAGATCCACATATTGTTGAAAATGTTTAACTGGAAGCAGTTGATTATTAAAATGAACCTTTACTTGTTTATTGGTAATTGCGGCAATATCATATACTCTTCGTTTGAACAACGCTTTCATATCCTCCCCAAGACCAGCAATACCCAATCGTTTATAGTCGGGTTTAAAGCTAACCGTGGTGTATGGTTTTGTGGTACATTTCGTAATCGTTGGAGTACCTATTTTGGTTAGGTTGTCTGAAAATTCTTGAACGTATTTAAGTTTACGAATATGATCTACTGTCTCTATTTTACCCCACGTAGACCAAATAAGTACCAGTTTAAAACCAAATCCATTTTTACCTCCAACGATTTTTTTTTCGCTTTTATCGTAATTGGTGGAAGTTCTAAGATGTCCAAACACCAACTCTGGAATCCATATTTGGTGTTCTGGATGCATTTCTACATCAATACCATTCCCATCGTTGGTCATGGTAATGGTGTCATCGTCTGAAATAGTAAAATTAATATTGGCGACCGGAAGTGCGTTAACCACTTGATTTTGAATGGCTTGTTGTTGTCGGACGTGATGATCTCGGCAATTCACCACACCTTCATCAAATAATTTATACAATCCCGGAATGATATTTAGTTCTTTTGCGACAATGGTATTGGTTAGGTCATCAAATACATAGGATTGGAAATCCGTTTTTTCCATAGACCCAGTATATGTGTCTGGGTTGTCCAAAACATGTTGTCTGTCAGATTTTTTCTGGTATTTGTTGGCGAGATCAGTCATATTCACTAGTGATAATTAATACTGTACATTTTAATACGTATTTCAATTTTATATAAAATATCAGGATACATTATATCATGTTTTTATTTCAAAGCAAAAACCCACGAGTATACGTATGTAGATGTGATACTACTTCTACCACCAAAACTTCCAATATAGTTGGTGGAACCTCCAATATACCTAGTTATTTAGTGACAGACTCGTTTCTTTATTCCACATTAGTAAATACATCACGATACCAACATGCCAGTAAAGTTAGTTTTAAAAACAAGTCGCAAGATATGAATAGCTTTGGTAGATGGGAAGGTGCACCAAGTGGGTTTGGAGCACCACCTAAAAACCAATTTTAGAGATTTATTTTCTAGATATAATGTATAATGGGTAAAAGAATACAAAAACATTCGGATGGCTTGTACCACGCAAACGGAAGCACATTTGAAGAATTAATTGGTACACGAGCAAAAGTATTTCACGGAACCGCATACAAAACTACCGGTGGTTTAACTAAATCTGATCTAGAACAAAATAAAAAAACTGGACGCATTGTTTCTAAAAGAAAGGCAGCGGATGCTCGTAAAACAAGACGTCTTGAAAAAGCTGGTTATAAACCTGTGAAAGGAAAATTTGTAGTCATGCGTAAACACACGAAATCTTCTAAAAAGAAATCTAGTAGAACGAAATAAAATATGTTTAGTGATAATTGGAAAACACATTGAATGGTAGATTTGGTTCATACCTACGAATGCGTACCATATATCGGTCACGTCCACCATTATGTATGTAGTCTCCCCATTCTGAGATAGATGTAATATCTATATGAAGCATTGTATTATACATGTAGCTCATATAGTCTAATTTAAATCCACTAATAGGAATCATAACATTGTAATAATGTAGATCATTGTCTAGAACATTATTGTCATATATCGTTTCTATATACATAACAGGATTAACGTATTGCCTATCTTGATTGATCCTAAACAAAATTCTGTCATACGTTGGGCCGAGCCACGAAGACACCTGTGAGGCACACCAGTCATCTGGAAATCCTGCTTCACGTTTTAGCCATACCAAGGTGTCATCGGTTAACATGCTAATCAAAGGCATACGTTGTTCTGGATGAGGGTGATTGTTCAACAATTCGTAATAGTGATTATTATCTGTCATTCTTATGTATTTTATTATATACATAAGAACTATTTCAATTTTATATACATATACAGTCTAGTTGTATAGAACCATCACTAGAAGCTTTATCTCCCAATAATTCCGTTGTTATTTTTTCAAAACACTGTTTACTCATTAGCAGTGTATTGTGTTTCCATTCAGAATACATATAATAAGCATCATATAAGGATGTAGGGAGAGTATCTTGTTGTTTAATGTGTATAAAAAACATTTCCACGTCCAATCGTTTATCCCATAAGTCGCATGACATATTATGAAGGTATTTGTCCTTTTCAATACACAGATCGGTGGATACATGATATTTCAACAGGTCTATAATAAATTCTGGTGTAACGATGGAATATGATTTGAAATTTGGATAGGATACAAGAAACAACGCAATGACTTCATCAATTTCTAATTCAGGTGCATTGTAATCTTCTTTTATATGCTCATCGCAAAATGTACAAAACGATGATACAATTGGTAGGTATCGGCTAGTAACACCTATGTAACACTCTGAAGTGTTGTCATAACTCACATTGTTTTTCAAGAGTTCTCGTGTAAATACGTCATTAAATATTATATTAGGAACATTATGTTCGTCAAAATATTTTTTAAGGATAAAATTCATATTTTTGTTTGTAATTATTGCGATAGAAGATTCATGTAATGCTTTGTGTTTAAAATTGGCAACCAAGGTTTCTGTAGTCAAGTGTTTAGAAAAAAATATATTATCACGCATGGTGTGATCAATAGACGTATTCGCAAACACGTCTGCACTGACATACTTTTGCGAATAATGGCTAGCAACACACAATAAATCCAGCATATTAGAACTATCAAACACGGTTGTAGAACCCGCCATATTACAGTGAAAGAAACGTGTGTCTGTGTATTCGTGTCCGTAATATTTTAGTTTAAAATTAGAAAGAATATTTGAAATACCAAAATAATTATAATAAGTACTTTCTATCTCACGCATGACTCCTTTTAATATACTTGGTACAATGTAGGTATTTTTTTTGTTTCCATGAATAGAATCACCTACTGCTACTAAAAAATGCTTTGCGGAATTTTTAGTAAGCATAAAATGGGGCATCAATTTGGCTAGCACAGTTTGTATCGTGATGGAATTAGGTATGGTTGATAGAGGAGATTTATCCTTCAACATTTTAATTATGGTATTTTTAAGTTTGTGTTTCCAAGCGTGTAATTCAGGTTTTTTAGTTAACATAGTCAATATTTCGTGCTGAATATCGTCTTCACTTACTTGTTTGAAATGAACCCCATCATATTTAACAAATAGTTCCTGTTTACTACAAAAAAAATAGTTATTTACGGCAAGAAATTGTTCTATAAATTTATCACCAGAGACAGATAGGTGGTGTTTTCGTGTATTTCTTTCTTCATAGGTTACTTGTGCTGAAGACAAAGAGCTTGGTAATTGATGTATAATGAAGGTTCTTAACCTATTCATAATGTATTCATTACCCTCGTATAGACGAAGCATTTGATCTAAGGTTTCGTGTAATTCAGTCATATTATAATATCATAAGTGATCCGTTTAACTAGATTTATTTAAACACATTTTATGTTATGCTAAACACCGGTATAGAACTGAGAAAATTGAAATATTTTTCAATATTTTGTCATAGTTGTACCCAATTACAAAAACCTCCAAACGACATGTCTCGCAATACGACCATGCTGGACAATACGAACGACATGCAGCGGAAGCTTCTTGAAGCAAGCAAGCGGACTCTATTGGCTTCTTTTGAAGAACAAGAGATACAATGCGAGATGAACGGGACAAAGCTGTACTTTCCAAATCAAGAAGCTACTGCCGAAGCGGTGGTCAATATTATCCTCAACGAACCGAGCATTGTGTTTCAACTTGTAAAAGCAGAAACCCAAACAGGTAAAACTGGATGCATGATAGCTGTCATCAAATTGTGCTTTACACTCGCAGGATGTGAACTCAATATAAATCCGCAGAACATCATAATCCTTACTGGAATCAGCTCCACTGATTGGCGTGATCAGACAAAGGATCGGTTTCCAAGCGTACTTGAAAAAATGATATTTCATCGCAATGACTTGAAGAAATTAGGCGAAAAGCTAACTGGTCTTCGGGACGTGCTGATTGTCATGGATGAAGTTCACATTGCTGCCAAAGAAGGTATGACCATTGACAAGATGTTAGAGAACATAGGGTTCAAAGACATGAACGTGCTTCGTGAACGGAATATTAATTTTATTGAGTTTTCGGCTACCCCAAACAAAGTGATGGAAGACATGAACAAGTGGGAAGGATATACACAGCAGCACGTGATGCAATCTGGTACCGGTTACAAAGGCGTCCGACACCTACTTGAAAATCGGCGTGTATTTCAAGCAGAAGATCTATTCATAGACTATAATCCAGATACATCCATGAATGCAGATGAACGTGACCTGCGATTGCGAAAAATCCATCCTGCATATCAAGCTTTAGAGGAGTTAAAATCAAAGATCGACACCACATACTCAGAACCCAGATATCATATTGTGCGTCTACCCTCTGGGGAAAAATTTAACACAGTGATGACGAGATTTCGTGACACATTCGGACACCGGCAGTTTGACCACATTGCATGCCACTCTACTTCGGAAAACAACGAGATCCAGACCGTCATTAAAGAGCTACCTAGTAAGCACACTATTATTTATATTAAAGAGCATTTACGTTGTGCCGTGACATTACATCCTAAGAACACCATAGGCATTTTGTACGAACGCATCTCCGTGAACGACGACGTTATGATACAAGGACTCGCAGGGCGTGCGACGGGCTACAATGTACCAGATGATATGCTAGTGTATACGAACATTGACAGTCTCAAACGATATAACCGTGTACTGGACTCGGGATTTACTGATATGGGCGACTTTACCTATCAAGGAAAACGCAACAAGTGTAAGTCTAAACCGACTTTTATGTCACAATACGGATTTGCGAATAATGACTATGCCGCCACTGAAGAATCAGAACTTGAACCCGATTACAAGCGTGTGTTAGTGTTTCCAAGTCTACAGGAAGCAAGAGAGTTTGGACTTACCTATTTCGGACATAAATTTAACAAACCTTCCAACCAAGCTCCATCTGAACTGCGTGTTCAAAATGGCGCAAATCCAACAGCTGATTACATAAAACGCCGATTTTGGGGGATCCACGACAAAATTCCTATCCGCATGTGTTTGACCGATCAACAACAATTCTGCGTATGGTGGAGCATTAAATTTCCTCCCAAAGAGACAGAAACCTTTCATTCCACACCAGACGACATTGAAGCTGCTTATCAGAACATGACTGGATATCATGTTATGTAACAAAGACAATCGTCCTAATTATAAAAACAAAAAACAAAAAACAAAAAAAACAAAAAAATAAAAATAAACAACTTTTTTTTATTGACACATAAGATATCGTGATTCAGTTAATTAACATGAAAGAAGTCTTCTATGGAAGTATTTCCCTTGCTTTTATTGATTATCCGGGTCAAGTAATGATCAAACAACAATGCTTTCACCTCTTTATTTCTCAGATTATCTACTTTAGTTTCATACACATGTATGTCTGGATGTTTTTCTTTTAATTCACGTAGTTGTTTATTCCAAGTGCGTAATGTTACTCCTTTTAAATTCTTAAAAGCTTTCATCTTTTCTAATACCAGAGCAAATACCTGTTGTACAGGTTTCATGATTTGGTTTGTAATATAATGAGCATAATCAATCTCCAATTCTTGCTCTTCTATATAACTGGGTTGTTCTATTCTATCCCCTTGAAGAGCTTTTTTGTTATCGTTTTTAAAATACGCAAATGGAATTCTATCGCCTACGCTAGGTTTATTACCAGGATCTCTTCGCCCCATTCTATCCGCAAGCACTTTATGTGCAATTTGTTTCGGGTTTTTATAACTGCCCCGAAGTGACTTTGTGATAATCAATTTACTCAACGGAACCTGTCCCTCAATAAGTCCTTTTATTGATTTTTGTAAAAAGTCAGAAGCTTTTTCAATATCTTTGTCTTTCATTAATATGTCAATGATACCGCCATATACTTCTTTTACTATTGGAGCATTGTCTCGTCGTTTTAATACAATGCCCATAGACTTCCGCTTACATACATCGGGGTTATCTTCATACAACATACCTACGTATCTTTTTTTTGAAAGTAGACAAAATGGAAGAAATGTTTTTTCATATTCCAGATCATGAGGATGTTTTAAAAACGTAGATGCTAATTTACCAGCTTGTTTTGCTAATTCAATTGTGATTTCTAGTGCTTTTTTATGTTTGATAGGTGTTCCATCTGTTTCTTTTAAATTAAATTTAAAGAATACAGAATCAGTATCTCCATACACATATTCCGCATTCGTAAGAACGTTACCATATTTAGTAGTAGAAACGATACGGTTGTGATATCCTTCTTCTATCACTCGTTGAGCATACAATAACAATTTACGTCCAGTGGCAGTAGTGGATGCAGCCACGTCTTTTTCATAAAACGTGCTTGTTTTAGCACCGGTCTGACCATATATAGAATTAGCAGTAAGTTTAATGGACAATTGTCTTTTGTCTAAAACGTTTTTCATAAAATCATCTGTTTGCAATGGAATTTGCTTTCTAGTTTCTTTTCTTGCGGCTAAACACTCTTTTAAAATTGCAGGCAAAATGCCGAGTTCTCCGTTTGGAAATTGTGCAAATCTACACGTCTTGTAGCCTACTTTTACCTTTTCCAAAGCAGATTTTAGATTATTATTCTTACGTTGCCATTGGTATGTATCATAAGTAATATTGACGTATTTATAACCATCAATATTGTCATATATAAATTTACCATCTTCGTCTTGAACACCTTGTGTTTCAATTAATACATCCTGTAAATTGTAATCTTTTGTCCAAACTTTACTATCAGGAGATATATTTTCACTTATCATAGAAGAAGGATACAACGATCCATAATCCACACATGCAACTGGATCATCTAGGTATAAATCACGTTTTGGGGGTAATACAATCGCACCTTCATAACTATCATTACTGTTTCCTTTGTCTAGTACTGGCATAAGGGTTCCTTTCTCACGACATTTCTTAGCGATATAGCTAGTTAGTTTAATGCCTTGACCACGTAAAACTAAAAACTCCATAGGGACGCTACATAAACTCGCCATTTCAATATACCCAGTAATTACATCTATTTTATTCATTAAATAATGGACCAAATTACAATCCTGAATACAATATTTTGCGATTTTATACCGTTCATTAGGACCTTCGTTGGTCATTCTAAAAATATCTTGGGGGGTGACATCGTCTTTTGCCAGACCCCATCTTACTTTTTTATTCATATCTGGAGATTCTATTCCATGTATATGAAACGAGTGAGACTCGTGGTCTATGCGTACTACTTTACATTTTATCCCATCTTTATAATAATCCACTGTATGCGAGTGTTCTTCAAAATTAATGTAAGAACCAACTTCTAAACCAGAAAGATTTGTACTATAAATGTGTGTATCTCCGTTTTCATGTTGAATAGACTTCACATAGTCTCCTATAAAATACCCAGACACATAATCTAATTTGTAACTGGTCAAATTATAGTCACGCCGAAAGAAATTATACATGTCTATGTTTAACCTACCGTTCATTTTAATAAATTTAAGATCGTGTTGTCCAGAAGCTATCACTATAGTATTCTCTTCTATATTGGTTTTTCCGGTTTTCCAATCTTTTTTCCAACAAATTTCATTCATGTTTCTTGATAATTTTAAGAATTCGGATATAATACCTAATTCCTTACTTCTAGAATACATGAATGGATAATCAAATCCAAATATATTATAACCAGTCACTATATCTGGATCTTCTTGCGTGATTAGTTTAGTCCATGCTAACATGGCTTGTTTCTCAGTAGCATAAGTTTCAATTACCATGTTCTTTACTTCTTTCAAGTCATTGCAACTTCCCACTACAATACAATGATTTAAATACGGTTCTTTTTCACCATATTTTAAAAATGTGGTTCCGATGAAAGTAACTTCATCACCTTTTAATGGAGGAAACATACTGGTCAATTCCTTCGTAATAGTGTTGATTTTTGTTTCTCTGTCATGTTTATCGCTGTTCAATACATCAATAAGTGATAGTCCATCTACTATTTTTGCTTTTTTTTTCTTAATATACATTTTCTCTTCTACAACATTCTCTTGTAAGGTTGGCTCTTCATGAATACTTTCTTCGTCGTCACTCTCGTCCAGAACGTCTTTTATGTCTTCTAGATTGCCATCGTTTTTTTTTATTATTATACAATACAATCGTTCTAGTAAATCATCTATTGTATTCTCGCTAGGTTGTACTAATGGATATACCCTGTTTACATTGAATACAGGATCGTAAGCATATCCAAATGCTGTTTTTATAATATTATCCATTCTATCTAGTGTATTATCCGAGGTATCATCGTGCCATACATCTACCATGTCTTGAGCTAATTTTTTGTAATTTTTTTGTGCCAGAGGAAAATCGCCATGACTGCTGGATGCTTCAATATCAAAACTAGCAATCTTATATGGAATGCGTGTTTCATTATCATGATCGCTTATAATCTTACGGTAATCAATCGTCACTTCGTAATTACACGAAGTGCTTTCTTTTTTGGTCAGGATAGCGTGTTTTAATGGAAGTTTAATCCATCCTGATGGCTTTATATTTTTAATATGAAACAATCTTAACAAGGGAGGAATTTGAGCTTCATACAATTCCGTTTCAAAGCCACAACACTTGAAGGTAGTAAGATAACGTTCTTCTTCGCTAGAAGTTTTTTGCGTGTATTTATACCAAATATTTTTAAATTTTCTCATAGCTTGTTGATTTACAAAATCAATCCTAATAAATTTACAGGGTTTACCTGTGTCAAATCCATATAATTTTTTACGTTTGATCAACGTGGTTTTCACAATCGTATTTTCAAAGTATTTTGATTTAACTTGTTTATATAATTCATTGACCAAAGTTTGTTTGTGTTGTACATTCCAATCATCTGATACTCTTACATAAAAGAATGGAGTAAATCCTGTAACATATACGGTACAAGGATCTCCTATTGCGTTTAATCCAAACATTTGTACCATATACGGGCGTTCTGAACAAGGAATAAACTCGCCAGTATTATCCTGATAATCATAATCATTAAAGGTGGTTAGTTTTATAGTAAGAGTAGTCATATCGTGATGGGATTTATATATGTAATCTAATAGAGTAATATCTAATTCATTTTTTTATATTATTCCATCTCGTGTAACTAAATAAAGAGTAACAGATATACAACTGTAATGAATATTAGCACATCACATTTTGTAGATTATATTGAAAGTGAAAATAACCAACCGCTTCATCCAAGACTACATAAAATATACGATGAGTTTCCTTTAGAAGTGAAAGATCTTAAAAATATTATATTTTTTGGTCCAAAAGGTGTTGGAAAATACACGCAAATGCTTCGTTCCATTGTCAAGTATTCACCTTCCAAACTAAAATACGATAGAAAAATAATTAATACTTGTGGAAAATCCAGTTACAGTTTAAAAATAAGTGATATACATTTTGAAGTGGACATGTCTTTATTAGGATGTAATTCTAAATCTCTGTGGAATGATTTATATAATCATATCATAGATGTTGTTTTTACAAAACCAAATAAAACAGGTATAATTGTATGTAAATGTTTTCATGAAACACATGGAGAGTTATTAGATTGTTTTTACAGCTATATGCAAACCTCACAATATAATTCTCATAATATTAAGTTTATTCTTATTACAGAAGAATTAAGTTTTATTCCTGAGTGTATTATAGATACATGTCGCATAATAAGAATACCTAGACCAAATAAAACACAATATAATAAATGCTTATTGAAACCATTAAGCAAAGATATTAAGTTAAGCAACATTACAAATATTAAAAATGTAAATGTGGACGTTACACAGCTCATGAAACCATATGAAGTTATATGTAATGATATAATCAACGTTATTGAACATCCTGAAAAACTAAATTATACTGAAATGAGAGATAATTTATACGATATATTGATTTACAGTTTAGACGTGAATGAATGTGTATGGCATATACTTACTGTCCTAATAGAGAAAGATCTGATAACAAAAGACCATATATCTAACGTATTATTAGAAACATATAAATGTCTACAATATTATAACAACAATTATCGCCCAATTTATCATTTAGAGAGTTTTGTATTTTACCTAGTAAACACTATTCATGGATTTTCATAAAGCATGTAATACGTTAGGATTATCTGTATCTCAATTAAATAGCAAAACTATTAAACGAGCGTATTTTAAACTGGCGTTAATATGGCATCCAGATAAAAATCCTACAGACGAGGCATTACACAAATTTCAAGACATTAAAAATGCATATGAATTTTTAATGTATGAAGAAGATCATTTTGAACACGATTATTCTGCTATAATTTCTAATTTGTTAACGCACATAACAGGATTGAACATGACATATGACGAATTATTAACTATCCTTTTAGACATTCGTAACGAATATACAGATAACCTAAAACAAGTATTCCATTCCATAGAGTACGTTAAGTGTATAAAGCTTTTAAATTTTATTATAAACCATGCTAGTATATTTGGGTTAGACGTTCAATTACTTACTCGTATTAAACAAGAACGCATAAATAACGGCATTATTGTTGAACCAACCATTGATAATATTATGAATCGTGATATTTTCAAACTAGATTTAGGGGACACTGAAACGTATTATATTCCATTGTGGCATGATGAACTAGATTATAATAATGAATTAGTGGTTAAAATACGACCACTTCTTCCTCCGCACATCCAGATGGATGATGACAATAATATACATTATTACCATAACATAAATAATGATGAACACGATATAGGCGATACTATATATGTATATATAGCAAATCACCAGTTTGAATTGCCATATTCCTTTTTATCCACTTTTTGTTTTCCAAAAAGAGGTATACCAAAGATAAATACAGAAGATATATTTTCTATCATGTGTATTAGTGATGTAATCATACACATTACGTGTATATGATTGTTTTCTCAATATAAGTTAAAATGGTACATCCTTTTGCACGTACTATATTGAATAATGGGTATGTTTATGTGAATGGAGGTTCACCTTTCAAACCTAATACCATGGACCCTGGCGGATCTCTTGTATCCTCAAAAAAAGCCTATAATACAAATGTCTACAAACATAAAATAGGTGATTCTAGCGAAGTTATTGCCAATAAACGCCGATTAGCCATAGGGAAAAATTCTAATAGGATAGGTGTTTCGTATGGAGAGGCTAGTTCGTATTCTAATTATAATACAAATGATGTGAAACGTGCGTTGAGGAAGGCACGAAGCAGTGGATATGTGTCTCCACCGAAAAAAAAATATGTGAAATAGTATGTAATTATTATAATGGGTTATTTATAGTTTATTCTTTGCGACGGATAACTCGCTTTTTTACCACCTTTTTGGCATCTGGTTCTTCCACAGCCAACACGACTGGTTCTGGATCTTTAGCAATTTCTTCTTCTGGTTCTTCTTCTTCATCGCTTGCGACAATTTCAACACCTCCGCCACTTGATACTTCTGATGATTCAAGTGTATCGGTTTCTACAGTAGCTGTGTTCAGACGTGTAACTTCGTCTGGGGTGAGATTGATAAAACATTTACCTGAAATAGATGCTTTAGGTTTCACGAGTGCTTGATGTAACCTCCATGTAATGCCGAATTTACCATTGACGAAATACACACCTCCACACTTAATAATTGTAGCAACTTGGCACCCCTTAGGGATGAGATCTAGTGGCGTTACGTCACTTTCAACCGAAGATCCATACAAAGGCTTTTGTTCTACATCATAAATTTCACACTTGAATTTTTCGTCCCAACAGTCTAGTTTTACACGAAGGGTAGGAGAGGCACCTTCACGGCGTTCACCGGTTTCATTGTCTTTAGGCCAATACAGCATAGGATTAAATAGTACATCTACTTGAGAGGAAGTAAGTTTAGCTTTGTTAAACCATTCTTTTGAATAAGTGATTGCGTCATTTTTCACTTGTTCTTCCATGGCTTCAATGGCTGCTAGAACTGCCTTAGTCTGATCTGTTGCATATTCTTCTTTTGGGAACTGTAATGACATATCGTATGTTTCACGTCCTGTTTGCTCATCCTTACGCATGTTCACTCCCCAAGTTAGCATAAGCGGCATACTGAGATGCAATTGACGATTGCTGTGTTTATTGTTTACCCTTACCGATTTGCCACCTGCTTTATTCACAATCGGTTTAGCATAAGCAATGTCATTAGAAGGAATGAATTTGGTAGCTTCAAGGATCATGTTGTCGTTGTTAGAGGCGCTCATTATCTGGTTATGTATATTGTTATAACACTCTTTCTCTATTTCAATTTTTTGATAAATGTTATTAAATCCAAACTAATCTCATGTGAGGAAGGTGACAAATACCTATTTATTTGGTAATATATAATATAATTATGAAATAGTTTTTCATAATTATATCAGTAATAGTTCATTGCTTGATAAATGTGTATACAATTAGTATTTCAATTTACTGATTTAAATAAAAAATTGATTCTATAATACTATTTATATAAATGTCAACCAAAAAAAAATAATGATTATAGCCGTTAACAATAATAATTTATATTATTATTGTGGAGAAGGTGAATGTAGTGTGTGTTTTGACACTACTAGTGGTAGTAGTAGACAATTCTATACTTGTTTAAATATTGGCACACATTATTTGTGTAATTATTGTTATATGCAATGGCATAGACAACATCCACGTAATGGATGTCCTACTTGTAGAGCACCTCATAGAGATAGACCTTAAACTGCTACTGGCTTAGGTGTAGCCTTTGCAAAATGAGGACTCATGAACTTTTGCAAATTAAAATATGTAAGCTCATCCTCTGAGCTTAGTTTCAACAAAGACTTCAATTTTTGATCGGCAAGGATACGACGCCCGTTGGTCGGATCCTGCAATTTGTGTTCACGAATGTAACAGTTGATTTCCTTAGTCACATCTGTCCTTGCCAATTCAGTTCCCTTGGGTTTGTTCAAAAACGATGCAAGTTCATTGCTAATCAGTGTTGGCTTAACAAATCCGCTAGGCTGACGATTGGCCTTCGCATTCTTGCTCTTCTTCTTTGCTTTATTTGCTTGCTTGAGTTCACGTGCAGTTTTTTTCTCTAAAGTTCGCAAGGCGTTTTTAAGAGATGTCACGTGTTGGTTGAGTTGTTGTACTTGGGTAATAATTGAAGAAAACTCTTCTGACAAGGAAGTTTCTAGAAGAACATCGCTACTCTCTTCTAGTGGAAGCTTTTCTGTTACGTCACTAGATTTCACGGGATCACTCTTTGATTCAGCTGTTTTTGGAGTGGGCATTTTTTTCACAGACACCTTATTTTCAGGAGCTTGCGGTTCTGGTTGTTGTTCGGGCTTCTTAACACGGGGCATTCTTATACATTATCCTTAAGATATCTATTTAAGTGTTTTAACGCATAATAAACTATTATCAATACCTAATGTCAAGTCATATCTATGTCAATACAATGAAACCGATTGATATAGCCATGGTAAACTGATTGCAGCAGATTCGCTTACCAATGTAAGTGCGCATAATACAAAATTGGCACCCAAAGAACGATTTTCAATGTCCGATGCAGTCAAAACCATATTTTGTATGACTGTAAGACCTAATTGTCTAACCTGATCCATCTCTAATGTTGGTAATATATTTATAGACATTCCAGCAAATGGATTGCCGTGTGGAGGACATATTGACATTTTTACACTTGCGGAAAGTTCCGCTCTATAACACCATATATCTAGCAACTCTCTTACAAACCGAATTACATTTAATCTTGACAAGGATACATACCATGTATGATCAGCATAATTTCCTAATTGATTAATCTCTTGAAATACATTAAAACAACGTGTTTCAAAATCGTTACTGTTATGTAATGATTCTATTGTTGTAATCACACGATTAAAATATGAGCCTGAAAACTTATATATTAATTCGCATTTTTTTTCCAAGTCTGTAGGAAAAATATTTCTATTATATGGATTGCGATGAGGCTTGTGAGTTTTCAACCAAAGATTATATAATGACAATAGATCAAAACCGTAAATTTTACCATCCTTGTCTGTAAAACTAACAAATTGTTCAATTGATATATCACTTACTGGATCCATCGTAAAAAAATCAGATTCATTTACACACAAACTTCTATTCATAAATGCAGGACCTTTCGCATGTATGTATTTTCTCAACAAATGATCTTTATAACACCATTGTATCTTTTGTGCATAAACATAATATTTTAAAAAATCATATAAACGGGTTATTAATACAACTTTTTTTCCTGTTACTTGTAGTTTATAATGTTTACACATATGTTTCAATTGTATTACTTGATACTTAGTGGTATATAATTGATCTTGGTCACCAGGTTTTAATATGCTTATATTTTTGTCACGTTGTTTTATTTTGGATTTGCGTTTATTACCAGTTTCTTCTAGTGAAGTTGACATTATTATATATAAATATAATATATCTTTTATGTAGATTAATCTTTACGTGTTATATAAATACAAACCCGTGTTTTTCCAAAAAGAGTTTGGTACCTAATAAATCATACGTATTCGTTATTTTTTCAGGGATTGTATCAATGCTATTCGTATCAAAAATTTGTGTAATAGATTGAACTTTATTAATATTTGTGATATGTCCTTTTGTATGCATCCATTCCATATATCCCAATAGAGAACCTTCTTGTTTATATTTCATGAACAGTACCAAAGCTTTTTGTAAATGAATTATATTATCTATGGTTGAATTATAATCTGTTCCGGATATAATACATATATCTCTGAACTCTTGAATGGTAATATCAAGCGTTTGTAGAATACCGTTAAGATCATAGACAACTACCGTTGAATTTAATAATGACAAATAACGCAATACCTTATTGCATCCGTAAACAAACATATCCATATCTTCACTCATACATGCATACGCTATATTTTGTTCTACTAATTTAACACATATGACATCGGATTCCCCTTGGCATTCATAATAACTAACTCCCATTAATCCAAGAAGTGTTTTTACATTCAAAATATCTTTATTGGTCACTTTAACAAATTTTTTACGCAATTGGGAAAGTTCTACCGAATTGGATCTTTCACCGGTTTCTTTGATACGATTGTATTTTGCTTCTGCTTGTTTTTTTACACATCGTCGTTGTTCTATTGTTTTGTATTTCTCCATAGGCGGTTTACCATCAAACACAAAGAGCGGAATTATTTCGTTATATTTAAACAACGAAATCATATGATAAAAACCATCTATTAATTCACTTTCTTCACCGTTAAATTTATATAAATAAATACTCGTATCTATCGCAATGGTTTTTCCTTGTAATTCCCATAATGCGACTTGGTAAATGTTTTTAGAACATGTGTTGCGTAAAAACTTATTTAATCCTTTGATACCCATTATATTATCTTTATCTCCAATGTAGTAATTATTATTAATCTCAATTTTTCCACTAAATATCAACCAACGTCATGCGCAATCCAAAAGATCTAAGAGATAGTTTTGAACATTCCTTCATTCTGTTTATACATTCTATATTATGTAATGCTGACAACATATATGTTTTAAATGTTTGTGCTCCATCAGGACTATTGTTAAATTGGAGTATTTGGGCATTGTTGATTAAACACCACTCTATAAACGTATACGGATTACACATAAATGCTCCGCATAACACATAATACGCAAACGTATTCGTGTTCTCTTTATACTCATAAAAAGATTCAGATTCTATCACTTGAGAATAGGTGAGATTCATAAACGCTAACACACGATAAGTTTGTATCGTAGAAAATATACTTTCAGCATGTATGGTGAACTTAAATATGCGTTGAAAATCGTTTTCGTTATGGCTATTCTGAATTGCACTATATACTGAATTTATTATTCTAGCCCACATTTCTACATATGCTTCACATACTTTGATAGATACGTTTATTGACAAGGCATTAATTACGCAAGTATCTAAAATGTCTTCACTCGTAGACATTGGTTGGAGTCCATATGCATGCATACTTTCATGTACAAACACTTTAAACCATTCTTCCATTCTAAATATCACAATTGTATTATTGGGAGAACATACATAAGAATATCCAGAATTTACATTGTTTGGATTTAATATTCTTTCGTTATTTTCAGGGAAGTCTTTTTTAAAATCTGTAAAATATATTTCTATAGTATTAGACCCTTTACAATTATGATCAGCATATTTATTACACACATATAACCACGAAAACATTTTATGAGCAATTTGGTTTAATTCGTCGTTGGATATAGGATTTCCTCGTATAACACCAAGTTTTAATGTGATCGGTTGATTATTTATAGATCCTTTGTAACTGGTTTGTGAAATCATATGCTCCTTAATATTTTCTTGAATATGTTGAGGCATAAATATAGGCGAAAATGACCCTGACGAACCAGATGAAGTATTGTAATCTACGTATTTGTCTTGATGTAACATATGTTTGGTATGGGTCATACCATCCAATACATCTTTGTATAAACGTGACAATACACTTGGTATATTATTTGATATTCTAAGTGAATCTGCATCTTGTATTATATGTAGGATGTTATCTGCCAATGGTTTATAATGAATACTATATTCCATATTATATAATTATTTATTATTTAACAAGTCCTTTCTAACCATCATAAGCGATTCTAATATTTTTGGCGGAGATCCTCTAACAAAACGCTGTAATTTGGCATCTTTTGTAAGCATCAAGATTTGTTTTAATTCTTCGTGCTGACTAAACTTTGCCATCAATGCCTTTTGCATAACCTTTTTCTCTCTGCCACCATAAAAATTTGGATCAATATGAATAGTAGAAGGTCTAATTAATTTCCCTTTATATTTTCCACTAATACTTCCAGCTGACTTGGCTACACTAGGTTGTTGTGACAATTCTCCTTCTGGATTTACATCACTCGCAAATGTAATATAAAATTGAGGATTATTCTCTTTAAATTTGGATGCTTGATAGTAATGTTCTACAGTATTCCATGTATGATCGTCCAACTGAAATGGTTGGTGCCAATAATTATCTAATTTTCTTCTCCAATTGGGTATAGCAGACAACTCATTAAAATTAAAGAGGTTTTCTTTATTTATCTCTTCGCCAGCACCCTTTCCTGGAGCGGGACCTCCAGCAGAAGCATAATAAAATTGAAAAATAGTGTATGGATCATATAAATTAGTTGCGTTCGTATCAAAATGATCTTCTATTTCTTGCTTATACGGAATATCTCCATCTTTATTTTTCATAAACTCACGAAATTCTGGTATTAAATAAAAAACACCAGCATTTTTCTCTAAACATTTGTCTAGTATTTTTCTCTTGACTTCGTATGGTATTTCATTAAACGATAATGCACCGTGTCCCTTGTATGTAATCAATCTATAATGATATCCTATGTATTCTAATAGAATATAATGCGATGGATTGAATACACCTGCTTCTTGTAATACAGTATCGTTTAACTGATTACATAATATAACATTATCCATATCATTGGATGTATAGGCTTCTCTACTAAACAGTATTAATTTAATATTGAAGATTCGTTCTAGTGTAGAAATAGCCCATGTCTCCCCCCAAAAATCACAAGATTGAATTTTTGTTTTAAATTCATCTAGACTAGTTACGCCTTCCATAAACTTATATTCATTTGCCATTTCACTAGTGTTTGCTTTTGATTTTTTTGTAATTTCATGTATTTCTTTGAGTTCTTTTGCTTGAGTGGTAAGTGCATATAACATATCTCTGTCTTTCGTTTTCTTACCACGATGTATTAATTCTTTGAATTCTTTTTCACGGGTCTTAATATCAGCGTTAATACTAACTAGTTCGTCGTGTAACATCACTTGCATATTACGGAACTCTTGAAATACTTCTTCAGTTGCGTTATCTGCAAGTTTTTTTCGTAAATCTTTTACAGTTATCATTTTTCCAATACGTCTAAGTCCGTCACGTATGGAAGCAAACAAACAATCTCCTCCGCCTTCATTTTCAACAATGCGATAATTATTGTTTTTCATGTATGTTTCAATCCAATCCTCGTTTTTATGTTTGCTGTATTGTTTTATTTCAAGATCCGATTGTAACTTGTATGACAAGTCCTCGTCGCTGTCGGAGTCGTCTTCATCATTGTCGGAGTCGTCTTCATCATTGTCGGAGTCGTCTTCATCATTGTCGGAGTCGTCTTCATCATTGTCGGAGTCGTCATCGTCGCTGTCACCGTCGCTGTCGGATTCTTCCGGATCGTCTAGATGAGGTTCTGTACCTTTATTTACTCCAACTATATTACGTAGATAATCTTCATTAACATATGAAAATAATAAAATAGATCCCAGTTTGTCTATATCAACATCACCATCATCATCTAAAATACTTGGCTGTTGATTAGACATGATTTCATACAATCCTATTTGCGATACCACAGTATCATTTTTAATAATATACACTGGATAATATACTATGTTCGCATCTAAAAACGAAAATTTTGGAAGTCCAATAGCAATAACCGAGGTTATATCAAACAAATTCATTTCATATAAATTTGCCTCATAATCTTTGTCTTCTTCTGATATATATTTTATTTCAGGATAATTTACAGTATCATTTAATTTAGATTTTACCATTATGTATATAATCCGCTATTAAAATATGGAATATTTCATATTAACGAAACTATTTATTAAGACAGTCTAATATATCCATATGCTTAAACACTGTTTTGTTTGACAAAGATACGTGTTCTTTTGTTTTCATGCGTGAAAACAATTGTACCGTATCTACCAGACTATCCCATTTATTCCACGAAGTCATTATCTCTTTACCAGTTATAATCATATTACCTGATATTTCAGATAATTCATCCACTATTTCGCTTTGTTTCTCTATTTCTATCAATGATAATATACGTAATTGTATATTGGATATAATCACACCAATATCGTGTATCTTAATGATATTATTCTTTGCTAAATTCACTAAAAATACTGCCACCGATTTCCTACGTGTGTTTTCTTTATTGTTTTTACAGAAAGCATCATAATCTATATCTGGATTACAATATTGTATGTTTTCGGTTTGTTCTTCAAATTGTGTTAATGTTTCTGTTAATGCTTTACGTAAAAAGTCATACTTATGGTATAATGAGGTAAATAAGTTTGCATACATCTCGGAATAAAATCCTGTTTCACTTACAATTGAAAATATCGTATCACCTAATGATTGTAACTCGGATGGATCCGTTGCGATTACTTTATCCAATTCTTCAATAAGGATTGGATACAGTGCTTCATAGGTATGTGAAGTAATTTTATTTAAGGTTTTACGAATTATATCCAACGATTTATCTATGCCAACACGTGCTATGCGTGGAGTGGGTGTAAATTGTCGAATGGTGTTCCAATTTTCATCAGACTCTTGTTTTTGTTTGTTTCGTCTGAGAGTATTATTCGTTTTATTTGAAAATTGAGGGGTTTTTACATATGCAGGAGAACCTACTCGCGATGAAATATGATTAATAATGTTTACAATGGGTTCATCTAATATATATTTTATTCCTTTGTTTTTAATGTCGTGTATGTCAGCTAAGGAATATTGTACTACTGTCATATCTATTGTAATTAATGACTTCTAAATAGGTTTATCTATATATTATCAAGATAATCGTAATGAACTTAAAAAAAATATAATACTTTATGTTAATGTCAAAAGAAGACAATGTTACAAGTATTGAACAATGGGATGAATTAGATATAAGTGTTGATCTTCTTAGAGGCATATATGCTTACGGGTTTGAAAAACCTAGTCCTATACAAAAAAAAGCAGTGTACCCTTTTTTAGCAAAAACAGATTTAATTGCACAGGCTCAATCTGGAACAGGTAAAACTGGTTGTTTTACCATTGGAGCTCTTTCCATAATAGATATAACTAATCATGCTGTACAAGTTCTATTACTTGCGCCAACTAGAGAATTAGCCTCACAAACAAAAAATGTATTGGATACTATTGGCGTATTTATGAAAGGCTTACGCACACAGCTGTTGGTGGGAGGCACCCCTACAGAATCATGTATTCGTTCTTTAAGAGACCATACGCCACATATTGTGGTTGGTTGTGCTGGTCGCATCTATGACATGTTACAAAGAAAAGCACTAGATGCTAAAACACTCCAATTAATTGTACTAGATGAAGCAGATGAGATGTTATCGCATGGTTTCAAAGAACAAGTCTATAATATTTTTCAATTTATGCCGAATGAGGTACAGGTTGCTTTATTCAGTGCTACGTTACCAAATGAAATACACACACTTACAGATAAATTTATGCGCAATCCTGTAAAGGTTCTTGTAAACAAGGAAGCATTGACGTTAGAAGGAATTAGTCAGTATTATGTTGCTATTGATAACGACCAACACAAGATAGAATGTCTCAAAGACCTCTTTGGATCTTTTAGTATATCACAATGTATTATTTATTGCAACAGTATTCAACGTGTTCAGGATGTATACAATGCTTTGTTAGAGGACAACTTTCCTGTAGGACAAATCCATTCGGGTATGGAAAAGGAAGAGCGCAATGATAGTTTTAACAATTTCAAAAAAGGGGTTACCAGAGTACTTATTTCTTCCAACGTCACTGCTAGAGGTATAGATGTACAACAAGTAAGTACGGTGATTAATTTTGATTTGCCACAATGTGTCCACTCCTATCTACACCGCATAGGACGCAGTGGTCGTTGGGGGCGAAAAGGGGTTGGTATTAATTTTGTCACACGCCGAGATCAGGTTCAGTTAAAAAGTATTGAGCAACATTATTCTACTGAAATCGTTAAAATGCCTGACAATTGGAATGATGGTATTGGTACATCATAACAAGTTAGTTTCTTTACATTATTATCTTGTTAATACAACATATGATAGATCCATTGCCAGACTCTGGATTTAGGATACCTATTTCTTATTTAAACAATAAAACATTAATTAAATCTGAACTCTCTAATGACCTAGAACTAACACATGGAGAACATCCATTATACCAATGCTTATTTAATGTAGAAGAGGATGATATTAAAAAAATGGCATTATCACAACATTCTAGATGGTATACCACCAATAAAAAATATCTTCGTGACACACAATCTGTCTTGAAAGGGGATATACCCTGTCCACCAAATCATGATGATATCAGTCAATTCAGGAAAGACAGTATGCCAAGAGAATCTTTTTTAGAGAAATACAACTACATAGAATGGGAAAAATTTCAGTTTATAAACAAACATCCTCAACTGTTACAATGGCTGAGTATTTATCATATATGTTCTCCCCTGATATCTTTGGCATTGCCAATCATTATGTTAATGATACCGTTTTTTTTAATACGCATACAAAATAATTCCATTTCTTGGAATACTTATTGTTATAATTTACAGTTAGTATTAAGGAATCATAGTCTAGGTCAAATATTTTACATAGGAAGTGCTACTTGGGATAAACGCATCATGATAGTTATTTCGGTCATATTCTATTTTGTTCAAGTATATTTTAATTGTACTTCTTGTGTAAAATTTGTAAAAAACATGACGACTATACATAAAAATATATCTATTGTAAAACAATATATTACAGAATCCATCCATTCCATGACTTATATTGCTAATGCATGGGGAAAATATGTCACATATAAACCCTTTATTGAGAAATGTAATGAGATTTTAAAAACAGCACAATCTATACAGTCAGAACTAAATAGTGTTACAGGCTTAACGATGAATATTTCAAAGGTAGCAGAAATTGGTAGAGTGATGCGTATAAATTACATGATACATATGGATCCTACTTGGAAAGAAACACTGGAATATTGTGTACAGTATAATTCATATATACATTCTATGCTTGCGATGAAAGATAAAATAGGAAAAGGCATACAATTTTGTAAATTTGGTAAACGTTCTAGTATGTTTAAAGCAATGACCTATCCACATATACCAACCGATCAAGCCATTTCAAACGATATTACATTAGATAAAAATATTTTGATCACAGGTCCAAATGCTGCAGGGAAAACAACTATATTAAAAACGATCATGATCAATCTCCTTTTGTGTCAACAATTTGGATGTGGTTATTTTAAACATGCTAAATTACAACCATATGATATATTAAGCAGTTGTATAAATATTCCAGACACCTCTGGACGGGATAGTTTATTTCAAGCAGAAGCTTCTAGATGTAAATGGATACTAGACGAAGTTACTAAACATAAAAATAAAAGGCAATTCTACATATTTGACGAATTGTTTTCAGGTACGAATCCATATGAAGCTATTGGAGCAGCCACAGCATATTTAAAATATTTAAATGTCCATAAAAATGTCTCGTTTGTATTAACTACTCATTTTTTAGACCTGTGTCGGTTTTTAGATACCACAACCAACATTACAAATATACAAATGCAAGTAAAGAATAATAATAATACATTTGAATATTCTTATAAGATCGTAGAAGGCATTTCTACGATTAAAGGAGGTATACAAATATTACATGAATTGAAGTATCCGTTATCTATCATTGAAGATAGCAGTACAATTATCAGCAAACTTACGATTTAATTCGTTTGTATATTATATAATTAATGTCTATTTTACATAGAAACCATGTTTATGCAAGAAGGAATGATGTTTATGGTAACCTCATGTTTGATGATATTGTTAGTAGGAGCAATTGTGTATTATTTTAATACACGAGTTTCAAATTTAGAAAAAGCTATTGTAAAACAAAATCAAGTGTTAAGTGATTTTATTGTTAACGTGAAAGGTAATGTAATGAATCAAGTAGATATAGCACCCCCGAGTGGGGCTAGCCCTGAAGCCATCGCAAATGCACAATCTATGTACCGTTATAGTAATCCTACGAATAAAATAGTTGTTTCCGAAGAGGATAATCTATTACAAAATGATTCGGACGTTTCTGACAGTGAAACCGACGATGACACGGATAGTGATGATGAAAGTAATGAGGATTCTGTAACCGATCCTGTAGAAGTGGAACAAATGGAGCCTGTAGAAGTGGAACAAATGGAGCCTGTAGAAGTGGAACAAATGGAGCCTGTAGAAGTGGAACAAATGGAGCCTGTAGAAGTGGAACAAATGGAGCCTGTAGAAGTGGAACAAATGGAGCCTGTAAATGTTCATGTAGAACTTGAAGATAAAGAAATAGAATATAACAAATTAAAGGTTTCGCAACTAAGAGAGCTAGCAAAAGAAAAGGGTTTGACTAATCACAACTTAAAAAAATCAGAATTGATTAAAGCATTATTAAAGGTATAATAATATTCTATATATAATGTAAATGAGTTGGGGTATGTGTAAGAGCGGTTCAAACAACATACATTTTGATTTCCCAGCTATCATGCAAGATGGACGCACGTATACTTCTTGGCAACCTGGAAGTAAAATAAGCGAAGAAATTAAGGAACAATCTGGAATTAAAACAAATTGGCAGTATAGACAATATATGCAAAACAATGCAGATACCATTATTAGATACAATCAACTTGCTTCTTGCGACGATTGCTGTGAGTCTACCGCAAGGTATGGAGTAGAATATGAAGATACCACTACATCGCCGTTTTTATACAAATCCTCTATAGATCCCAGTCAGCCGTTTGGATATAACAATGGTGATCTTAAATCGGAATATCTTTCCAAATACCAATTACAATGTAGATTATTTACACCTGTAATGAACCAAGAACAATTATTAAAAGCTGGTTATAAAAATTATAATTAATAATATGGTATAATTAATAATATGGCGAGAATGAAGTTAAACTTATTATACCATATTATTAATATTATGCTAATTAGCATTGATGTTGGTATTAAAAATTTATCTATATGTAAAATCAATGAGCATTCTGAGATTAATGAATGGGATGTCATTGACTTATCACAAGATAAACCTTCTATCATATGCGAATACGTAGGAAATAAAGGACAATGTAGACATAACGCTACATATACCGTCTCTGGAAAACATTTCTTTTGTAACCGTCATATTAAGAATAATCCACATACAAATACTATTGCGCCAGAAACATACTATAAAATGCTACACAAAAAAGTGTCTCCAAAAATAATTAAGGAATTAAATACATTATATTCTCTTAAAGAGAATACACAAGAGCAACTATTAAATCATATTTATAATGTAAATGCCACTAAATTATCCCCAAAACGTCATGCAAAAGATATTAATTTGATTGATATTGGGCGCACACTAAGTATAAAATTAACAGAAAACATACCGGATTTTTCAATTATTAAGACTGTATTGATTGAAAACCAAATTAGTCCCATTGCGACAAGAATGAAATGTATTCAAGGAATGCTCACGCAATACTTTATAGAGAAGGGTGTAGTGGATATTCATTTTATTTCTAGTTCTAATAAGTTAAAACATTACCAAGTACCACAAAAAACATATACAGAAAGAAAAAAATCATGTATCGCCGTTACAGAAGAGTTGTTGTCCAAAGATACAATAAACGGTAAATGGTTGACGCTATTCAAAACGCATAAAAAAAAAGATGACCTAGCAGATTCATACCTACAAGGGTTGTGGTTTTTAACATATCATACTAAACAAATTGCGTAGTCATAAACTTAAAATGATATATTTACTCTATAAACATGGAACCTGAACTTGTTGAACTGGTTGATATTCAAGACACCCACAACATTACCTTAAACAAATCGGACAACGATACTGCCGAACACATTAATTTATCTGATACAAACAAGAAACTGTCTACTGTAAATTTTGGTAGCGGTGTTGAATTATTAATGAACGACAAACGCAAAAACGAAACTAAAAAAACCACTAGTAATAGTGAAGGGGATATTAATCTATCAGACTTGAACGATCTGGAAGCAGAACTAAATGGATTGGTAAGTTCCACTTCCCAACCAGAAAGTTTGAAAGGAAAAACAAAATCAGGATTGTTTAATTCTATTCTAAATGAATCTGGTGGAGATAATAAAATGAAGATTGAAGAGCCGAAAGACACAAGTTCTCTTGTTGGAAGCATCCATATTGGCACTGCTACTGCTCATCAAAGTATGAATCAAGACAATAGTTTTAAAAAATTTAATAATATACCTATTTACCCAGAGATTCCTATACCAGAAACACCTAAACTATCTAACGAGGAATTATTAAAGCAAAAATTCACAATACTTAAGAAACTTGAATCCTTAGAAGCCAAAGGAGTAAAACTCAATAAAAAGTATTCTATGGAATCTAATTTACACGAAATGCAAGGAGAGTATGAAGTGGTTATTTCTGAAAAAGAAAAACACAACAGTGTTAAATTTCAAGGTAAGATGTTTATGGCAGCTATTACAGGAATTGAATTTCTTAATAATAAATTTGACCCATTTGACGTAAAACTAGATGGATGGAGCGAACAATTAAATGAAAACATAGATGACTATGATGAAATTTTTAGTGAGTTACACGAAAAATATAAATCTAAAGCTAAGATGGCACCAGAGTTAAAATTATTGTTTCAACTGGCTGGATCTGGTATAATGGTTCACATGACAAATACAATGTTTAAATCTTCCATGCCTGGAATGGATGATATTATGCGACAAAATCCTGAACTGATGCAACAATTTACGCAGGCAGCGGTGAATTCAATGGGTGAACAACATCCTGGATTTGGCGGGTTTATGAACAATTTCATGGGATCTTCGGCTAGAGACGTCCCTGATCCAAATATATCACAGGGTCCACCACCTGAAGCAATGAAAACTCGTGCGGATAAAAGTATGCGATCTCAAGTACCTGTAAATAGACCAGACATGTCTGCTTCTCGTGGTGATGGTGATGGCGTAAATATATATAATACCTATGAATCCATTCACAGTCCTCCTATGAAATCTATGCCTAGAACGGAAATGAAAGGACCCAGTGATATAGACAATATATTATCTGGACTTAAAACTAAACCTAAAACACCCCCACCTCCTACAACTCCAGTTATACCTGTCAAGGATGATAGCACTGTCAGTATTCAAGAACTGAAGGAGATGCAGTCGGCAAAAATACCTACACGATCTACTAAACGAAAAAAAAGTGAGAAAACCAGTATTAGTTTAGATATATAAACGATATAGTCAACATAGTCATTAATGTTAATAATAATATATTACAACAAATTAACGACTTGTTATTATGATCAATCGGTTCCTCAGTTGTTGGTTTTAAATTAGCGGGTGTATTACAACATATACACATTGTTTCGTTTTGGGGTTGTTTATCAATCCATTCTTGAATACAGTCTGAATGTACCATATAATCACAACTACATGGGCTGTAAAATATGTCAGATCCTTTTTGAAAAGATTGTGAATTTGAACATTCTTCATAACAAATGATACATTGTATATTGAGTGATTCTACGTCCATATCAAACGTAGTCGTTAACATGTCTATTCTTATATATAATTAATATTATGTCAATTTTATTTAATATTAATTATAATTTTATAGTATTGTTTATATTTGTGTGTTGAATCGTATAATATTTCAAAACACGTATATAACATTTTAACCATATGAAGATTATTATACGAATGTAATCATGCTTTGTTATCATTACTCTAATAGTTGTTGTATTTGTTTTTGTAAATCTCTAATTGCCAATGTGTTTGCTGTCACGTTATCTTCTATATCGTTAAGAGTATTATTTGTTGTAGACGTAAAAACGTTTAGATTTAATTCGGTGTCCACATATTGGTATATTGTAGTTCCTTCATCACTGATACCACTAACACATAATATATTGCCATCATTATTTAAGCGTACATTACGTGACAGTCCGAAAGCTTGCATCATAAATGTAAGAGATTCTTTGGTCTTTTCAATCTCTTTTATTTTTATCCATTTACTATTAATAAATTTATATATGTGGGCTTTGTAATTGTATGATTCAGTATCTGCTACATATGATATTTCCGCAATTGCAAATGTATTCCCCCTCACCATTGAGTTCAACATGAACAGTTATAACAGATGATGATAAAATATTTGCATCTATTTTTTCACCCTCTATTGGTTCTCCATATGGTATCCATACGTCTTCACTGTCATTATACTTATATACAGTTACGGATGATCCATTTTCACTTGGTATGTTAAAAAATAAACTCGCTACTGCTATAATATCTCCAGAAGCATTAATAGAAATGGATATTCCATGTTTTTCTTTAACCTCTTCACCATAAATTGTTTGTCCTAGCTGGTTCCAATTATTCTCATTCTCATTGTATTTAAATATCTTTACAATGCCTATTCCATTATCGCCATAGTTTGCAGTTGCTACAATGTTTCCTACAGAATTTAAAACAGTAACAAACATTTTATCATCCATAATGAATTGTCCTTTTTGTTGAAATATTTTATTTGTAATTATTACATTATCATTAAACGTTTGCGACTTTACAAACACATTACTTGTCTCAGTGGAAGCTATTTTTTTTGTTCAACGTCATATACACGTCCATTTAAATTGTTTAGTACAGACTCCAACCCAGAAACACTGTTTACAGATAACACAGTAGGTACGAAAATACCATTGCTCATTATATATATATAAAAATAAATTAATTTATTTTATAGTATGCTAACTCTATGTATTTGAAGATAATTTGTAAATCCACTCGTATTCCCTGAAAGATCTAGTAATGTTCCTTCGGTTAATATAATCTTTAATGTATCATCAATGCTTGCATTGATTAGCAATGAAGCATTTATTATTCCATATATCGTTTCAGAGGAGTTCTGGTTGTGTACAACATATGTGGAGCCGGTTGTAAATATATTATTATCTTGGTGTAAAATAGATATCATTGTATTGTCTGTTTGAGATGCTATTAAAAAACAAGTTACTTGATATATTCCTGCTTGTGTGAAGGTTACTAATTCTTGTTGGTTGAACGATATATCTTGACTAAATTCTACTGTAGGGAAAGTAACGTAATTGTTTCCGGGCACTAAAGAAGTAAACGTTAGAGTATCTGTGTTATTTGACACTTTTAAACATGGATTTTTATTTTGATCACCTAGATTTTGTAAAGCCACTTCTAACCCACTGGTATCGGTGATGGATAAATCATCCGTTCCGATATTATTTTGCTTGTTAGCACCTAGATTTTGTAAAGCCACTTCTAACCCACTGGTATCGGTGATGGCTAAATCATCCGTTCCGATATTATTTTGCTTGCTAGCACCTAGATTTTGTAAAGCCACTTCTAACCCACTGGTATCGGTGATGGCTAAATCATCCGTTCCGATATTATTTTGCTTGCTAGCACCTAGATTTTGTAAAGAAGTATTGGTGTTAGATACAAAATTATTAATATCAATATCGCCTAGTGTCAATGTTCCAGATACATCTAAGTTTTTATACATTATAATATCTCCTATACTGTTAATCAACATGGAGTCCCCTTCCGTTCCAGCATTAAACACCGCTACGCTATTAGCATCACCATTGCCTTGCTGTGTTA